ATCTGAAACGGTCGCTGCACCTCCGGCCAAACAAGCCGATGTGAACGGTGGCAGTCTCTCATACGCTGAATTGTACAAAAAACTCAATCCCTATAAACCGCCAACGGACGAGGAACTTGCTAAAGAAAAGAAGAAGCAGAAACGTGAACAGATATTCGCAGCCATTGGTGATGGTATATCGGCACTCTCTAACTTGTTCTTCACCACGCAGTACGCTCCAAATATGTATACCGGTAAGAATACCATGTCAGAACGTACCAAAGTGAGATATGACAAGCTGATGAAAGAACGTGAAGGCAAGGAGAAAGAATATTATGAGGGGCTGATGAGGGCAAGAATCGCTGATGAAGAAAGGGATGACCGTGAACGTAAGTGGCAAAGGCAGCTTGGTCTTGACAAAAAGAATGATGACAGATACAATGAGGGCATTCAACATCGCAACGAGCGAGAGAAGATTACAGATGACCGATATGATGCGGAACAGGAATACAAGAAAGGTCGGGACAAAGAAGCTGATAGGCGTTGGCAAGCAAACTATGATGAAAACAAACGTCAGGCAGACCGTTCCTACAATTTCCAAGTAAAGAGACATAATGACAATGTGGCTGTAGAGCGTGATAAAGCGAGAGCGACAGCCGCACGTGGTGTACGTGGCAAGCAGCTCGGTTTTTCTGACGGCGGCGGAAACCAAGTAGCCATTTACGAGAATGTTTGGAAAGGTTCGATGCAGCAGGTGTATGATGCTATGCTTGCCGACCTCTCTCCACAGGATGAGAAAGAGAAAAGGGCTTTTGACCGTCAAATGAAGAAACTTGATACACCACAGAAGAAAGAGGACTATGTAAAACAGAATTGGCACAAATCGCCTAAAGCCTCTGCAATCATGCTTTCCCTCTCCAAACTTGACCCTGCCACCATGACCTCGGAACTGAATGATGAGGTCGTGGACTATGTTCCCGGTGGCGGCGATGATGATGTGATTGATTATACACCCGGTAAAAACAAATAACTATGCCAATATTTGAATACAACGGAAAGAAATACAATGTGCGTGATGAACACATTGACAGTTTTATGAAAGACTTTCCCGATGCTTCTACAATCATGGAGCGTGAGGGGAAGAAATATCGTGTAAAGTCGGCAGACTACAGGACTTTCATGTCGGAGCAACAACAGCCCGAACAATCTGCCCTGGACTCTACACCTGAAACTCCTGTAACTCCTTCAGCAGAAGAAATGCCGTTGACGGAACAGGATAAAATACGCTTCAGTGCAAATATAGGACAGATGAAACGCCGCACGGAGCAAATGATAGACGGCTTCAACGAGCGTATGGAAACCATGCGTGAGTATCACGAAAACGCACCGTTGGGCGGCGGACAGACCGCAGAGGGGAAAATGCAGTTCAACCCGGAGAGCGGAAAACTGGAGAAAACCTACATTACCCCTCTCGGCAACCGATACACCAGCAAGGGACTTGCCGACATGGAGAGTTTCAGATACCGACAGGCGGCTGATATGTCTGTAAACGGACAGTTGCGCCGTGCAATGCTGAAACTTGCAGAGCTGCAAGAGAAAAGAGAGGCAAGTGCCAAGAGAGTGCATGAGCAATGGGAAGAAGATACAAAAAAGAATACAGCTCCTCTTGGATTCTTACTTGCAGCAGATACCTATGTTCCTCGTCAGATGAGCGACAAGGAAAACAGTACCTTGGATGTCGCCATTCGTCAAACGGAGGAACTTATCAAAGACCTTGAAGAGCAGAAAGACCGTGAGCAAGGCATCGATGTTGGCTTTTGGCGTGGTTTCGGTCGTGTGGCAGGAGATTTCCGCACTTGGGATTTCGGCATGAGCGATATGCGTGACGCATTGACCATGATGAACGCCGATGACCTGAAAGGTGAGAATGCCACAGAGGGAGAACGTGAAGCCTACAATGAAATGATGGGCGCACTCTACAACAAAGGACAGGCGGAGCAGATGTATGGCGGGAACGCCGGCTTTTGGAACAGAGCCGGTATGATGACCGGCCACATGCCTGCATTCATGCTTGACTTTGGCATTACAGGCGGTGGATTCAAAGGTATCAATGTTCTTTCCAAAGCCGGAACGAAAGCCGCCACAAAGGTGGTTGGCAAAGAAACGGTAGAGCAAATGGCCAAACAGGGCTTCAAGACATACGTGAAGGACAACGGCGTGAAAGGCTTGGGGCAGTATGCCACCAACTGGACTATCAAGGCTCTCGGAACAACCGCTGATGACCTGCTTCTCCGTGCTCCGCTGATGACCAACACTGTACAGGCTGGGAAAACCACGGCCGACATCATTGACAGGAAACTCGGTGATGTGGTTGTCGATGAGAACGGAAACTATGATTTTTCCAACGACAAGACTTGGGGAAATGCCATTTGGCAAGGAGAAGCCAATGCCATCGTTGAAAACTATTCGGAAATGTTCGGTTCGCACCTTGACCCTGTAGTTACTCTTGGAAATATGAGCAAACTCGCCAATGTGGTGGGTGCAAAGCGTATCGGTGCAGTACTTTCAAAGACTGATGCAGGTGCGTTGGACGGTATCATGGGACAGACACATCAGTTATTCAACAAAATGGGTGTGAGCGACTATTTCGGAGAGGTAACGGAAGAATACTATGGGCAATTGTGGCGCACCATGCTCAATCTCGACGATGCTTATCAGCAGAACCCGGACGGCACACGTACCAATTTGCTTGCGACAGGACAATTCCATGGCGACATTTGGGGCGGCATGGCTCTTTCTATGGGATTGATGGGTGCAGGTAAGGCTACTTTGTCGGGAGTACAGTATGCTTCAATGAAGCACGGAGTAAACAAGGCAGATGCCCGTGCAACAGAATTGCTTGGCAAAGAAATATGGGAGCCGTTAAGGGCGACAATAGACCTTACGACCAACGATGACATTGGAAGTGTGGCAGAGGGTATCGTGAACGACAAGGATTTCTCGGACGATGAGAGAGCCGCAATACTTACCTATATGGAGCGTTCGTTGATGATGAGGGGCTTTAACCTCGGTACTCTCGCACAGAAGCGGGGCGGCGAACAGGACGAGGATGTGCAGTCAATGAATGAAAGCTACATTGACGGTTACAACCTCGCAGACCCACAGGAAATGACCGATGCCAAGAATATGCGTGACTACCAGCGGCAGAGGGTTTCTGCCATAGTGGATGAAAACACGCTTGGCTTTTTGGATATACATCCTATGAATGCATTGGAGGAAATGCGGAACAATGGCCTTTGGGGAGAAAGCGAGTTGGAAACGGTTATTGACTACCTCAATGCCAAACAGGTATATGACGGCATGATTCAGCGTGTGCGTGATGATATAGACGCACGTGTGGAGCAAAGCAACGCAATGGTTGACGCACGCACCAACCGCACCTCCGGCATGATACAGGGGGCTACGATGAAGCAGGACGACCGCCGTGTGTATGTGGTGGGTGGAAACCTTGTGCAGTATGCAGACGGCAGCGGCATTGACAACCGGGCTTCGGACGGCAGTATCATTGTGCGTGATGCGGAAACAGGCGCACTTGAACAGGTGTCGCCCGATGCCGTATTGAACATTGATGAGCCGTTGAACCCGTCCGATGAGAAAATGACAGCGGAGGAGGCTATCATTCAACAGTTCGCACAGGAAGCATCCGACAAGATTGACGGTGTGGTTACATTCAACCCCGGCGATACATACACCATTACAGGAGATGACGCACAGATACAGGTTCAGATTGTAGCCAACGAAGACGGTATTGTGGATAATGGGGACGGCACAGTTAACGTATCGGACGGCGTGAATATCTTCCCGTTGGCAAAAGAAACCATACAGCAACAGGCTGATGCGGCAAACTTGGCACGTGTGGCGCAGTTCGAGCAGCAGAGAACCATTGAGAATGCCGAACGGAAACAGGAAATGCAAGAGGCTGAAAGACCACAATACGCCCTCAATGACATTGTTTCGCTTACCGATGAGAACGGCGTTACCGTCCGTGGCAATATCACAGCAGATGCCGATGCGGACGGCAAGTATGAGGTATTTACCGAAGCTCCTATCAACGGAAAACGTGTGAACCTGTTCACTCGTGATGAACTTGACAATATGCTGTTGGAGCATAACGGAGTGGCATTTGAACATCCTGCCGAAAATGAGAGCAACAATGGTGCGGAAAATATTCCCGAAAATGATAACAATGCCCCTCAAAATATTCCTGCCATGCAGAGAATACCAAAGGATGAGCAGGGAAATCCACTATATGAGCAGGCCGACAGCGACACAGCTTGGGATGCCATTGTGGAGCAGACTGAGGGTGATGAGGATATGGCACAGACCGTAGCCGATGGAATGGTTGCCGACAAGGAAGAAGCCTTGAAGAAGTTGGAGAAAGCCAAATCGAAAGGTGGCAACTCCATTGCCGAAAAGATTGCTTCCGAGAAAGAACGCAAAGCGGCGATTGATGCAGCCAAACAGGATTTGCTCGCTTGGCAGAAGATAGCCGGTACTGCCAACCGTAGAAGAATGGCAGCGGATGCGGAACGCAAACGAATGGCTGATGAAGCTGCCGCCCTACGCAAAGCGGAAGAAGAAAAGCTGCGTGCAGAGCGTGAGGAAGCCGAACGCGTCGAGCGTGAAGCCCTTAACGGAGTTCCCGACATGGTGGATGATACACCGCAGGATGCCCGCGCAAGGGGGTACAGACGTGTGAACGGCCATAAGATTGACAGGCAAGAACCATTGCAGACCGTACAAGGTAAAGAGGTGAACGTGAAGTTCAGCAATGATGTGCTGGCTCCCGGTCATGTGGCCGTGATTGACGCATCGTTGTTGCAACCGAGCCATATCCAAGGTGTGCGTAATCCTCTGCATTTTATTGATGAAGCGCAACCCAAGGAACGAAATGACGAAGCGAGCGTATTGTCTGCACGGAAAATCGCCGGGAACATTCGTCCGGAAGAAATCACATCGAGTATTACCGCTTACACCGGTGCGCCGACCGTAAACGAACGTGGTGAAGTTATACAGGGAAACAACCGCAGTGATGCCTTGCGTCTGATGTGGGAAAGCCATCCGGAACAGGCCGAAGCATATAGGCAATACCTGAAAGACCATGCGGAAGAGTTTGGTTTGCGTGCTGAAGATATTGCTGCCCTACAAAGTCCGGTGCTGGTAAATATGCTTCATGTGGACGATGCTACGGCTATTCCTCTGGGACAATACGTAGCACAGGACACCGAAAGCGGAGGTGTGGAACGAATCAAACCGAAAAATGCCTTACAGCGTATGGGAATCGAAGTACGTTCGTTTGCCAACCTGTTACTCAGAGCCTCGGACGATGAAGTGTCGTTTGCCGGGCTTGTGGATGCCAACGGTGCAAGTGTCCTAAAATGGATGAGCCAAAGAGGTTTCATCAGTCCCACACAATACAAGAGTGCGTTTGATAGCAAGGGTAACTTGACTCCCGAATCCAAGAATGATTTGCGTGGTATCATGTATCAAAGCATTTTCAAGGACGGTAGTACACGGTTGGAGGAAATGTTCAACGTATTGCCGGTAAAAGCACAAAAGGCTATTCTTGCCACTGCTTTTCGTGATTATGATAGTCCGAACAGTGAACGAATGGTAGATGAGATACAGAATTCCGTTCGTGCTTACTATGCTTTGTCCCAAGATAAAATGTTTGTAGAGGCAAAGAACTTCAAGGAAGCACGTACTGCCGTAGAAAGTTGGAAACGCCAGTATCAAATGGATGATGTCACTGGGGAAAGTTATCTCCCTGCTGATAATTTCAGTAACTTTGTCCTGCATTTGGCCGCAATGTATAAAGGTGAAAGCCAAAGCTTCATTCAAAATACATTCGGCAAGATTTATGACCTTATACAAGGCACACAGGAAGAAACTCTGTTCGAACAACCGGACAATACCCCTCGGACGCTCGTACAGGCTATTAAAGAAGCATTAAATTTAGATTACAATGGACAACAACGAAGCAATGTATTGGTTGGCGATACTGCAACAAGCCAACGAGGGCAGCAAGGAAGCAATGGAACTCTTGCGCCAAGAGAACGAGTTGAGAACGGAAATGGGACAACTGATGATACAGGAAGAACTGAAAGCATTGGTGGACAAAGCGAAATAGAATCTTCTTTATCACAAGAAGAAATGCTGTCTTCTGATGATACTGACAATCAACTTAGTGCAAAAATAGCAAGACGTATTGAAGTTCAAGAAGATGATTGGATTGAAAGCGGAAAGTATGGCGATACTTATAAACAGACAATTATTGTTGATGGTACTCATAAAGTTATAAAAGTTGATGCACCTGATACGAAAGGTAATTATATAGGTAGCGCTTATGAGTATGACGGTCAAACATTCGGAGACTTATTGGATGTTCTTAATTATATTGATGCATCTTTGTCTTTAGCCAATGCTGTTGCAGTGGCAGAGAAAGAAACCGATACTACTCCTACGGAGAAACAGAAAGAAGCTGGCAATTATAAGAAAGGTCATGTGCAGGTTGGTACATTCAATATCACCATTGAGAACCCGAAAGGATCCGTTCGTAGTGGAATAGACACAGAGGGCAACAAGTGGGAAACGATCATGCAGAACACCTACGGCTACATTCGTGGCACGGAGGGCGTGGATGGAGACCACATAGACGTGTTCCTCTCTGATGATATTGACGGGTGGAACGGACGCAGGGTGTTCGTGGTGGACCAGTATAATGAGGACGGCAGCTTTGATGAGCATAAGGTAATGCTTGGTTTCAATGAGACTGACGATGCCGAGGCAGCTTACTTCGCGAATTATGACAGCGACTGGGCAAATAATCACAAGACAGTGGTAACTGCCGTAAACTTGGAGGATTTCGAGAAATGGATAGATAGTAGCCACCGGAAGACAAAAGCGTTTGCAGAATACAAGTCAGTCAAAAGTGTTGAAGAACAGAGTTCAGGTACACAAGTCGACAGACTTTCTGAAATCAAGTCACGCATTGAAGAACTGCACAAGGAACAAGAAGCCGCACATGTTCAGAGTGATATATTTGAGGAAGCCCGCATTATTTCCGAAATAAACGACCTCTTTGCTGAACAGCGGAAGTTAGAACAAAGCAATTCCAATGAAGAAACGACAACACCGACTGATGCTGCATACACCATTACTCCGGCACAGTACACCACCAAAAGAGGTAAGGTGTTGGATATGCACCTTGTGGAGTTCAATAATGAATTAAGAGATACTGTTCGGAAGCACACCACAATGTTTGCCAAACAACTGAAAGGCTGGTGGGACAAGGAAAAGCAAGGCTTCATGATGCGGAGCAAGGAAGATGCTGAACGCTTGGCAGAATATGCAACCGATGCACAATCACAACCACCTTTGTCTTTGTCTGATTTGTCAGAAGTAAATGACGGCAATGTGCAGTTTTCAGAACCTCAACAACAGAAAGCCACGAAGCAGGAGGAAAGGCAGGAATATACTCCTATATGGCAATACTCTGTTTTTGTTGATAAAGAAACAGGGGAAACTACATTAAGTCGTGATGATGTGAGCGGTTCCATACCTATTGGTGATGCACGTTTTCGTCAGACAACCAACAGTCCAGAGGAAATGTTAGACATTCTTCGCAATCCTCAGAACGGTATGCAAGAAGTTTTGGATGCAGTTGGCATTTCGCTCGAAAATAAAATTAAGACCCGAGAACTTGATCGCAAGGCAAAGGATGAAATTCGTGACAAAAGGACAGATTTCGTTGTTGACAAGGAAATGGATAACAGATATTCTGTTCGTACTTTGATGAAGATGATTGATGCGGAAAAACAGGCTGTGATGGATTTAGGAGAGAAGCGTGGTGGAGACGTTTATCATGAAGGAAATATTATTTTCCTGACTAAAGATAGTGCAGATAAGTTTGCTAATGAAGTCCGAACTCTTATCAACGATATGCGGAGTGAGCAACAACAAGACAATTCGCAGAAAAAGACTGAAGCGAGTGGTAACCGTCTTGTTACTGATGAGCGTTATGCAGAACTTCGTGAGCGTATGCGTAAGAAGTTGCTCGGTCAAATGAATATAGGTATAGACCCTGAGATTCTTGCCATTGGAACAGAGATGGCTGTTTACCATTTGGAGAAAGGTTCACGTAAGTTTGCCGAGTATGCAACGGCCATGATTGCAGACTTGGGCGATGCCATACGCCCTTACCTTAAAGCATTTTACAATGGTGCGAGAGATTTGCCGGAGGTGGCAGAGAACGGACTGGATGCAGACATGACTCCATACGATGAGGTACAACAATTCGATGTGGCGAATTTCGATAAGAAAAGTATTGATGCGCTTGCTACCGCCGAAACCGTAACAAGAGAGACCGAGGTGGAGCAAGAGGCAGAGATTGCACAGGAACGTATCAAAAAAAGTCGCCCTGCACGTAAGAAGAATGAGAAAAAAGCAGTAAATTCACGGAATCAAACAGGTGGGTTATTTGGTGATTTACTTACTGAAAATGACAAGGCTGATGCAGAACTGCATCGCCAATTTGCAATGACAGTAAAGGCTGATATGCTTGCGGCTCTTGACAATGGGACAAAGCCATACAGAAGCATTTTAGACCTACGCAAGCGTGCAAGTGAGTTGGGAATGGAGGTAGATAATGATGGAAGAACTGATATTTTGTTGCAGGAACTTGTTGAGGACGGATTGGTCAGAGCTGCACGTGAGGTTATTGAACGTAAAGGAAGTGCTAGCAGAGAATCATACGATTTAATCTGCAAACTTTATGAAATGCAACCAACCATTTCGGCACGAAGCAGCAACCGTATAAAGATGCAGCAGTACTCCACGCCTCTTCCTATGGCTTGGATTGCCGGCCGATTTGCAATGGCTGACAAAGCAGACGGAAGCGTGTTAGAACCAACTGCGGGTAATGGGATGTTAGTTTTCACTATTCCAGTCGGACAGGTTCATGTAAATGAACTTGACAAAACACGACTGGACAACCTACGTGAACAGGGATTTGCACAAGTAACACAGCAGGATGCGACAGAGCCATTCGATGGCGATGTGCGTTATGATGTTGTTATCGCCAATCCCCCATTCGGAAAGCGTGAGGCAGTTGAGTATGATGGAAAGAAGATACCGGGACTTGACCCGCAAATAACATTGAACGCTCTTTCAAGCATGAAAGATGACGGCAGAGCCGCTATCATCATCGGTGGAAATATGGAGTATGCGAACAATGGTGCTATAAAGAGCATGAAACCATTTTTCACCTACTTATATGACCACTATAACGTGAAAGGCGTTATTGACATGGGCGGTGGACTGTATGCGAAGCAAGGTACAACATTCCCCACTCGTATGATACTGATAGATGGCCGCAGAACCAATGAGGAACGGGCGCAGACTGCCGTATACCCTCCTGTGGAGAACAAAGCAATCCGCAAGGCTGAAAGTTTTGACGACCTGTACGAGATTATTAACGAAGTATTGAATTTTAATGAAAAGACAAATGGAACAGAAGTATTACGTAGCCAAGGAGGGCGACATCTGTCTGTCGCTGACAACGCATCCGGGGAAACTGACGGAGCAGGACATAATAGACAATCTGAGGCGGATGATGAGAGTGGAAGCCAAACAGAACGGAGAGGAAGAACCGGATTGGAGGGAAACTCTGAGAGCGGCCAACGACCTGTATTGGGAAAACGTGGACAGAATGATACAGTTGGCGAGACCGGGAGAGGAACTGATACCATTGGAAAGCCTTCAACTGACGGAAGAGGACTTGAACAACGAACTGTGGGAAATGAGCCTCAGCCAGTGGATGGAGTGGACGTTCAACGAATCGGACTGGGATTAAAAGGAAAACCCAAGAAAAGAGATTTGACTGAAGAAAAACTTCCTTATCGTCCTCATAATACAGCATTCAGACTTGAAAGCGTTGCCCCCGCAGCTATGGTCGAGGCAATGGATAAAGTGCTTTCTCAAATTGAAGCACAGCACGGCAGCATAGATGAATTTGTCAAGACAGAACTCGGATATGATACCATTGCTGAAACGTATCAAGCACTTGCCGCCGAGCAGATGGACAGTGTCGCTATGGCAATCTATCAGATGAAACAGGAACAAGCCCTTATTATAGGCGACCAAACTGGTGTTGGTAAGGGGCGCCAAATGGCAGCACTTATTCGTTGGGCAGTGCAACGAGGTGAGAAACCTGTATTCATCACACAGAAAGCAGACTTGTTCTCCGATATTTACCGAGACTTGGTAGATGTTGGAAGTGGAGACCTCGTGCCGTTTATATTCAACTCTGACGGTGCTATGGTTGATAGCAAAGGTAATACAGTACACAAACCTCTATCTTCCGCAGAAATGGCAAAAGTCTTTGCATCGGGAGCATTGCCCGAAGAATATGACTTCGCTGTACTCACCTATTCGCAGGTAAACACTGGCGATGTTGTCAGTCAGCAAGAAATGGAGGAAGCTGCCAAAAAGAGTGGCGCACGCACCAAGAAAAGCAAGAACGTGAAGAATGGCAAGGCTACCCCGAAAGCCACATTCTTACGTGCCATTGCAAAGGATAACTATCTGTTCCTTGATGAAAGTCATACGGCGGCAGGTTCGAGCAATACAGGTGCCTATCTGCAAAGTATTCTTCGTGGAGCGAAAGCCGCCACATTTGCAAGTGCTACGTTCGCAAAGCGTCCCGACACAATGCCTTTGTATGCAATTCGTACAGCGATGAGCCAAGCAAAGGTTGATCCGGATAAGATGATTAGTATCATTGAGAAAGGCGGTGTAACTCTGCAAGAGATTATGAGTCGTGAATTGACTAATGCAGGGCAAATGGTACGCAGAGAGCGAGATATGAGCGATGTTGTTACCGATTGGAAAACAATCACTGACCCCGAAACTGTTAGACGTGCAAGAGAGAATTACGACCGTACCATAGCAGCATTCAATGCCATTATCAAATTCCAAGAGGACTACGTAAAGCCGATGATTGAAGCATTGGATATGGAACTTGCTGTTATGGCAGAGAGCGCAGGTGTGAAGCGAGGCACAGATAAAATGGGCGTTGAGAACGTGCCATTTGCAAGCAAGACCTACAACTACACCAAGCAGCTTATGCTTGCCCTCAAAGTCAATGCTATTGCAGATGAAGTGGAAGGCGAAATCAATGCAGGTCGCCACCCTGTTATTGCGTTGGAAAGCACAATGGAGAGCAGTATTAAGGACTATGCCGCAGGAGAAATCATTGATGAGCCAACATTCAGTGCAAGCCTACTGAAAGGACTTGACACCGTTATGCAGTACACCGTCAAAGATGAGGACGGTAACGAACGCCACGAGCGATATTCTCCACAGGCATTAGGTCCGGCAGGAGAAAAAGCATATTATGAGTTGCAGGATTTCATTCGTGAAAGCACAAGCGATATCTTTATCAGTCCACTTGATGCCATTATCGAGCGTCTGAACAAGAAAGGATACAAAGTAGGTGAATTGACAGGACGTAATATGTATGTTGAGCGCAACGATGACGGACGTGTCGTTGTCAAGCGTAGAACTGACAAAGACAAAAAGAAAATGCAGAGAGAGTTCAACAGTGGTGTTCTTGATGTCCTCATCCTCAACAAGTCTGCATCAACAGGTATCAGTTTGCACGCTTCAGAGAAATTCAGCGACCAACGTCAGCGTTCTATGATTATAGCACAGCCGCTGAGCGATATTAACGACTATATGCAGATGATAGGACGTATAGACCGTACAGGACAGGTGCATAGAGGTTATTACATCAACCTCGGTTTGCCTGTACCCGCCGAGAACCGTTTCCTGATGATGCTTTCCACCAAACTGAAATCGTTGAACGCTAATACCACGACCTCACAGGATAGTGAAAGTAATGATGTGGAAGCACCGGATTTACTCAACAAGTATGGTAGTCAAGTTGTTGTTGAGTATCTTCGTGATAATGTAGATATATACGAGAAAATGGGTACTCCTTTGAAAAAGGGAGGACTCGGAGGTGGTCGTGTGCAGGCAAGCGAACTTGAAGATTACAAACCGCAAGAAGATGATGCACGCAAGATTACAGGTTATGTCGCTCTATTGGCAACAAAAGAGCAGGAGGAGTTTTACGATGATGTCGTAAGGCGTTATAACGAATTGATTAAATATCTCAATGATACCGGCAGTAACGACTTAAAGATTACTGTAATGCCACTCCGCGCAACGACTATCGAGAAACGCATATCTTCTGAGGGCATAGACCCTGATGGAAACAATCCATTTGCTCGCAATTCATTTGTTGAAAAGGTGGAAATGGATGTGTTGAGAAAGCCGATGAAAGCGGATGAGATACGCAAGGTAATAGAACAGATAAACAAGGGTGTTGAGCCGAATACCTATCTTGACAATGTTATTGAAACTATCCGCAAGGAGGACGAAGTTAGAATTGCTGCAGAAGATGAACGCTACGAGAAATCAAAGGCAAAAGCCATTGACGACATAGCCAAGCAGACAGAAAAAATCAATGGTCAGAAGAAACGCAGCGATGAAGAAAAGCGTGTTGCCATAGATAACTTTATCGCAGAGACCAATGAAAAGGTAGAGGCAAAGCATAAGGACAACATCTTGCGACTCAACACGAACAGCGACCAGATGATGCGCCGCTTGAGAATGTTTGAAGTTGGCAAGTCTTATCTTGTGCCCGATAACCTTGAGTCAATGATTTTCGACTTTGCTACTTCTGCTATCTTCTGTGGCTACAAAACAAAGGATAGCAAGATTACAGCCTCAACAACACTTGCGGTATTTGCTACCCTTGACGGTCGCAGACGTATTGAAATTAAACTTTCACAGATTGATGCGTTGCGAAGCATTGACAAGGTAACCAATGATAATTGGGATGCTGCACGTGCCACCACACTTGATAATTGGGATAGTCAGATACCAAGTGAGACACGAAAGACAGGTTTCATTATGACAGGTAATATCTTGCAGGCTATAGCCGATACACAAGATGAATACGGAGGCTATCCTGGACAACTCATTAGTTATACAGACATTGACGGTAATGTTCACGATGGTATCTTAATGCCCGACAAATGGAATGCTTCTATGCTGAAAACGAGCGGTGCTCCATTGAGCAGTCGTTTACAACAGATAAAAGACTATACTCCTATAACAAGCCACGATGGAAAGGTCGAGATTATGGGTAACAGTTGGGCAAAGATGTTCTACCTCACTGTTCCAAAGACAAAGAAAGACGGTGCGGTTTACTACGAGAACAAAACCTTGCTTCGTGCCGCAGGTGGAAACTTCTACCCTTACCGAGGAAAGTTGCGTGCGGATATTCCCGAGGAGCGCATAATAGAAGTTGTCAAGGAACTTGCCAAATTAGGCGTAAAAGTAAAGGATGACACAACTGATATTCTCCAACGTAACGGCATTGGTGCATATAACGATGATGAAGTCAGTTATGAGAATGACCCAGTGGCAAAGCTGCTCGGTCAGTCAAGGAGAACGGCAAAGCAGCGGAGGGAATTTGCACGGCGTGAACGCCAAAGAATGGCAGAACGTGTGGAAAGCCTTGCAGAGAAACTGCATCTTGACAATGTGGAGGTTGTTACTGATGCTTCCGTCTTGGATGGAAAGAAGCAGCGTGCAAAAGGCTTCTACTCGAAGAGTACAGGGAAGATAACCATTGTTATTCCCAACCATACAAGTACGTTTGATGTTGAACAGACACTGCTGCATGAGGCTGTGGCGCACTATGGTTTGCGCCAGTTGTTCGGAGAACATTTTGATACATTCCTTGATAATGTATTCAACAATGCCGATGAGAACATACGCAGACGCATTGTAGATATGGCTGCAAAAAACGGTTGGGATTTCCATAAGGCTACCGAAGAATATCTTGCTTCGCTTGCAGAAGATACTGAATTTGAGAACATCAACGCAAGTTGGTGGCAACAGATAAAGGATTTCTTCTTGAATATGCTTCATAAGATAGGCTTTGAGGATTTCAGAGGGGTTACTCTATCGGACAACGAACTTCGCTACATCTTGTGGCGCAGTTACGAGAACCTTGCGGAACCGGGCAGATACAGAAACATATTGGGAGAAGCCGCTGATGTGGCAAAGCAGTATGAACTGAAAGTCGGAAATTATGCGGTTTCCGACCCACATCATCAGACTGTTGCAGAAAGTGATGATGCACTATACCGTACCGGTGACCCGGAAATACATGAAAGGGAGTTGGCTCGTGACCGTTATGAAAGGCGTGTAAAAAGCGGTATGTTCCAATCACAGGAAGCATTACAGGACAGTATGCTCGGCTTGAAAGAAGCCATGACTGCAATCCTTGGCAAGGAAACAAACATTGAGGATGTGGACGGATTTGAAAACGCATACTTGGGAGAAAACCGTCTGTCAAGTGTGAACAAAGCCGAAGCCGATGCGTTTGCCCACACCCTGTTCAAGCCCATGCTTGATGAGGTTGCCAAACTTGCCAGGACTGAGGCAGAGCGTGAGGAATTGACTGATTACATGATGGCGAAACACGGCCTTGAACGCAATACATATATGCGTAATGAAGCAATCAATAACGGAGCAACCGATGCAGACCAAACCGACTATGCCGGACTTACAGCCCTTACAGGTATGGATAATGTTGCTGATGCCGAAACGGAAGCACAGATAATGGTTAACGATTACGAACAGGCACACGACACTACCGACCTTTGGAAAAAAGTCAATGCCGCGAGCAAAGCAATACTTTCAAAGTCATACGAATGTGGCATGATGAGTAAAGCGACCTTTGATAAAATTTCAGATATGTATGATTTTTACATTCCGCTACGTGGTTTTGACGAAAAGACCAGTTCTGAAGCATACGCATATCTGACGCACAAGCAAAGTGCATTCAATGCTCCTATCAAGAAAGCGGAAGGACGCAGGTCGAAAGCGGATGACCCGTTTGCCAACCTGCAATCAATGGCAGAAGGTGCTATCATGCAGGGCAACCGGAACAAATTGGTAAAACAGCGTTTCCTTAATTTCGCCCTCAACCATCCGAGCGACCTTGTCAGTGTGAGCGACATTTGGGTAGAATACGATACGGTGGCCGACGAATGGAAGCCAGTGTTTCCTGACAACATAGACAGTACAGATACTCCCGAAGTGGTGGAACGGAAGATGCTGGACTTTGAAACTAAAATGGAGTCATTGGCACAGCAATATCCTGACCGGTACAAGCATGGCAAAGATACCGTGAATATTCCTTACCGTATTGTGGAAAGCCGGGATATGAGGCAGCACCAAATTGTAGTGAAGCGTGGCGGCAGGGACTATGTGATTACCATAAACGGCAATCCACGTGCGGCACAAGCATTGAACGGACAGACAAATCCCGACAACGATATGTCGGGGGCAATCGGGGCCATTCTCCGTGCCGGTGAAAACATCAACCGACAGTTGAGTGCGTTCTATACCACACGCAACCCGGACTTCATCGTATCGAACTTCATGCGAGATATGCTATACACCAACACCATGACTTGGATAAGGGAAAGCCCGAACTACGCACTTCGTTTTCATCGCAATTATATGTATGCCAATCCTGTAAGGATAAAGCAACTCTTGGCAAAGCACCGCAAAGGGACACTTGACATGAGTAACAAGACGGAAGCGATGTTTCATCAGTTCATGATGAACGGAGGAGAAACAGGCTATGCCAATATCCGGGACATTGAACAACATAAGAACGACATACGCAGGGAACTGAAAAAATCAAACGGCAAGATTCCTGTAAAAAAAGCATGGGACTTGTTGGGCGGACGTTTCGATGAGTACAACCGAGCCGTTGAGAACTGCGCCCGTTTTGCCGCTTTCATGACATCACGCGAAATGGGCCGGAGCATTGACAGAGCCATCTATGATGCAAAGGAGATAAGCGTAAACTTCAACAAGAAAGGCAGCGGAGCAAAATTCTATGACAGTACAGGGCAGACAAAGGCTGGTAATGCCAGTGCATTGGTATCGGGACTTGGTCGTAGCGGCTATGTGTTTTGGAATGCAGCCATTCAAGGTACGGCAAACTTTGGACGACAGATGAAACGCCATCCTGCCAAAGCTTTTACAGGTATTGCGGCGATGTTCCTTCTTGGTGCCATTGTTGCCTACTTGGGTGGCGATGATGATGACGATGATGACAAGAACGCATACTATAATCTTCCCGAATATGTAAGGCGCAGCAATATTCTTTTCAGGGCAGGAAACAGTTGGGTATCAATTCCTCTTCCGGTAGAATACAGGGCTGTTTACGGTATGGGCGAACTGATGATTTCCGTCCTTAACGGAAAGGAACATCTTACAGACGGAGAAATTGCCGAAGCCATAACAGGACAGGCTACACAGATATTACCTATTGATTTCTTGGAGGGCGGCGGAGGATTGAATGCCTTTGTACCGAGTGCCTACAAACCCTTGTGGGAAGCCTACGTTGCAGAAAAGAGTTGGACGGGTATGCCACTTTATAAAGACACACCTTACAACAAAGATATGCCCGAATGGACAAAGGCGTATAAGAGTGCCAATAAATACATTGTCGGATTGGCCAATGCCATGAATGAAGCTACGGGTGGAGACCCATATACAAAAGGAACGATTGACTTTAATCCGGCAAAGATTGAATATATGCTGAACGGTTATTTCGGTGGCGTGTTCGGAACAATCGACAAGTTGAGCAAGATGGTAGAAACCGTTACAGGCAACCGTGAGTACGACCCTCGCAGCTTCTTGTTGGCAAACAGGCTGGTCAAAGCCGGGGACGAACGCACCGAGTACAGGGCTGTGAACAATGAGTATTTCCGATTGAAAGAGGAGCATGACCGGTTGAAATCCCGATTGAAGCACTATGAAGAAGATACCGACAACGACATATTTGACTATGCGGAAAAGATTGATTTCCTTTACAATTCACCCGAATACGAGCGTTACGAAATCTTCGAGGATTACCGTGAAGACATTGACGACCTCTACAATGAATTAAAAGAAGCAATCAGTGACGAGGAACGCAAGGATATTGAAGCCGAGTTGAACGAACTCAAAAAGGAAATGATAGAAGAAATGAACAAAACCCGTAAATAGTTAAACATAGGATGATTGCCCGGAGCAGTATATTTGTTCCGAGCAATCATTAAAATGATAAAAATATGCATGTAAATAAAAGCGAAAGAAAATTGCTGCCAATGAGCCGTATAGCTCCGGGAAGAAATGATGCCGCCGAGATAGATACTGTTGTTTCTGCAAAACGTTATGGTGACCGCAGGGCATTTGACATTCTTATGGAAGCACAATACTATTGGAGCCAGATGGACGACTTTCGGAAAGACCGGGAGCGAAACAAACGCTATACCTATGGTTTCCAATGGGACGATATGATTTGTGTGGACGGAAAATCCATGAGCGAGGAAGAATACATTAAAAGTCAAGGCAACGTGCCTTTGAAAAACAACCTTATCCGTAGGCTTGTGCGAAGCGTGCTTGGCGTGTATCGAAGCCAAAGTAAAGAACCGACTTGTACCGCACGTGATCGGGATGAACAGAAACTTGGTGAAACGATGAGTACGATACTTCAATGCAACATGCAGCTTAACCGAATGAACGATGTATATGCCCGAACTATGGAAGAGTTCCTGATAAGCGGTTTTATCGTTCACCGTAAATCGTACGGTTGGCGTAATGGAAAAGAGGATTGTTGGACGGACTATGTACAACCCAATAATTTCTTTATCGACAACAACATGAGAGATTTCAGAGGTTGGGATGTTTCCGTGCTTGGAGAAGTTCACGACATTTCTTTCGGACAGTTGTGTGAACAGTTCGCATCAAGTCCGCAGGAATACAGACAATTGCGTGACATTTACAAGTGGGCGGCAAGGAAAGATTACATAACCACATACGCGGAGCGTTTCGGGTATAGCCGCTTGGAAAACTACGATTTTCTATTCACAAGCGAGCCGGGACGATGTCGTGTGATAGAGATATGGCGCAAGGAGCAAAAACCGAGATACCGTTGCCATGACTACCAAAACGGCGATATTTTCAAAATAGACGAAGAAGATTACGCACAAGTGGTGCTTACTGAAAATGAAGAACGTATGCGTATGGCCAAGGAAGCCGGTATGCCGGAAGATGAGGTTCCGTTGATAAAAGCTACTTGGTTTGTGGACGATTATTGGTATTTCTATTACCTTTCTCCTTTTGGCGACATATTGAGGGAGGGGGAAACGCCTTACGAGCATGGAAGCCATCCATATGTTTTCAAGGCATATCCGTTCATTGATGGTGAAATCCATTCATTCGTTGCTGATGTAATCGACCAACAGCGATATACCAACCGATTGATAACTCTCTATGACTGGATAATGCGTGCGAGTGCCAAAGGCGTGCTGATGATGCCCGAAGACTGCTTGCCTGATGGTGTGAGCATTGACGATATTGCAGAGAGCTGGACGGAATTTAACGGTGTCATCGTATACAAGCCGAGCAAAAGCGGAAAAGTGCCGGAACAGGTGGCCAATAATTCCACAAATATAGGCATTGCGGAACTGCTTAACATGCAACTCAAATTTTTTGAAGATATATCGGGAGTTACGGGCGCATTACAAGGAAAGCCCGGGTATTCCGGTGAAAGTGCATCGCACTATAACCAACAGACAGAAAACGCCACGAAGTCATTGCTCGACCTGCTTGAATGCTTCAGTTGTTTTGTAGTGGACGGAGCATATAAGGATGTGAAGAATATGCAGCAGTTTTATGATAGCAAACGTGTATTCAATATTGCAGGTAAGAGTGGTGCACAAATCGAATATGACCCGAAGAAAATACGTGATGTAGAATTTGATTTAAGCATTACCGAAAGCACTTCAACACCGGCATACAGGCATCTTGCTAACGATATGCTTATGCAGTTGTACCAGTCTCAGGCAATCAGTGTAGAGCAGCTGCTTGAGCATGGAGATTTCCCGTTTGCAGATGAATTGTTGCAAAGTATCAAATCACAGAAGGAACAGTTGGAGCAGGGCAAAGTGCCCGACGGTCTTTCTCCTCAATTGCTTCAACAGGTCGAACAAGGTGCAAATATAGATGCAGTAAATCAGTTACATAATGCAATGAGAACTTAAACCAAAGGGGCACATCATCACAGATATGCCCCTTTCTTTATTCTTTGGATAATTGGTCGCATTCAATCCATGTTCCTTCAGTATCATCAAAACGAACGGTACAACCGTATTTATCAGTATCTATATCTAATACAGTACCGCTTTTCCCATTATCATTGCACATCACCCGGTCTCCGATGTTAAACTTGTTGATATTGTCAAGTGCGAGCGGGTCACTGGTAAGTGTGGCAATGCCATCAATATTTCCGTACTTTCCCATTCTCTTTGGGATTTGAAAATGAATCAAGCCATGAGAAATACTGTTTTCGTTTCAATGCAATAACAGCAGAAGGAAGCATAGCTGAACCGTTTCCATAAGTCGTGCAGTAGAAGCATTCGCGTTCAAGGTCGCCCACAAACGTATTATGATTGATGTAGCCTTTCTGTTTCAACTTACGGAAATTCTTTCTATCCATAATGATAAGTTGACCTTTTTTCCCACCGGCAGGCATAACGTAGTAACGTTCTCCAGTTTCTTTGTGTTTTTCGTCTGCCTGTCTGACTGCTTCACGTAAACGAAGCGAAGCTCTGATTTTTCTGAAAATGTTCATTGTTCCTTGTTTTTATAGTTAAACTTATATTGTAGCTGCTGAAACAGCTTTTTTCTTTTTGACAACAAATCGTCCGATACGAAGCACAATCTTTGGAATTTCCATTTCAAAGAAACATATATGCAAGCCTATGGCTCTTGTCATTAGCAAGTCATCATGTTTACCGGTAATCGCTCCGAAAGCTCCGTTCGGTTTTTTCTCGTAACACAAATATTCGTCCAGACAACGTTCGTCACGTTCCGTGTATAAATTCTCACGAATAACCTTGACTAAGGTTGATATAATCATCGGTTTGGTTGAGACATTGGTATGGAAGCCGTATTTGGTAGGCAATCCCTCGCGTACGGCTTCTTCGGACTGACCACGTGCATAGAGATTAGGGTAAATCTCTTTGATTTGATTAAGGATGAACTGTGACTGGTCGCCATCTACCTGCCGCTCCTTGTCATGCGTTTCCAAGGTGTTGCTTTCTATCACCAAGAGTGAATTGTCATAAAAAGCCGCTATTTGTGCCGCTTTCCATGCAAGCTGGTCGATGTCGCAATGTCCGTACCATTGTGCCACTACGACAGGCTTGCCACCATCAATCATAAACAGACGGTCAAGCACAAGAACAACAGAGAAGTCTGCTTTATTGGAACGTCCACCCACATCGACAATCGTGAGGTAACGATTTGTAACAACTTCCTTTTCATCTGTTTCCGGCAACTCCCAAATATGCAACAATCCCTGTTTGTCTTTCACAAAACGCAAGTTCTGCAAAGCGTTCTTGCCCTCATCCGCATCGGCACAGACTTCACCGACATATTTAGGCTTCTTGCAGGTCTTGCGCATTGCATCGACCTTGTATTTGTCGAACACACGTGCTCCCGAATGTACGAAGGCTTCCACATCATCAGACGGAAATTCGGCAGCCATCTGCCCATGGTCATTGTACTTCCTGCGTTCGGCTATGTACCAATGGATAGCTTCGAGCGTAGCACCTTTTTCCCACAGCGACCAAAGATACTTACCGCATTCCTCACGTTCGGAATCTGTATTTTCATTGTCCCGATTCTGATAAAGCCATTCTGCAAAATCCCATTTTTCATTGTCCGAATCAAAAGCGAGTGTATATTGCTCGATGTCGAACCATGAAACGAACATTGCCTCGAACTGGGATTTCCCTTCTTTTGCGGCAGTATATTCGCGATGAAAGAAGTTCCCGGTGCCATTTGCTGTGCTTTCATAAACAATCATGGTGTAGGGCTTGAGGAGAATACCCGAACAGGCGGAGCGCACAATGTCTTCCGGTTTCTTTCCCTCCGTAGCCTTCCATATTCCCACTTCGGAGAGATGTACAAGATTGTAATCACCGCCACGACACGAATCCGGGCGTTCAGCCGTACCAATCTTGATTTTGCAGTTACGCTGCGGAATGCGCGATATACTTCCCGATTTTCCCACTCCTACAATCTTCGGCTCGTTCTCATTGTAGGCTTCATCAATTTTATAGAGCATTTCGACAGGATAACTTTTAATCATCCGGTCGAACATATCCTTGATTTCATCGGAGCCTGCGCCCTGATGTGCAATGATAAGTGAGTTTAAGCCGGTTTTGTGAAGCAACTGCAACCATGCCATATAAAGCTGTGAAGTGGTGGAACCACCCCATTGCCGTGCTTTAAGCAGGATGATGCGTATCGGTTTCCCTGCAATACGCAATTTCTCAAGCCGATCCACAAAACGCCGTTGAGGTCTTGTCAGACGAAACAGGACATCCTCACCACCGCCTTTGGCCTTGATATAGACAAATGTTGCCGCCCAAAACGGAAAATCCTCGCGGCTGCGTATTCGTACAAACTGCTCTATGACCTTCAAGCGATCATCCTGATTGTCTTCCACACCCATGTAGTCCGTGAGGAATTTGGAAATAGAACCGGCTTCGATGAGTTGGCGTACAAGCGGTACTTTCATGATACGTTCCGGTAACCACTGGGTATGTATAGGAAAGTCACTGATGGTACACTTTACACGTTTACCGACAGAACCTTCTCCGGTAATTGGATTGAACTTTGCATATACAATCGCATTGCGGCGTTCATTCTCTGTCAATATGTCCTTGATGGCCTTATCTTTCATGGTGCATGATTTTAACAGGCTTGTTTAGCAGAGCCATGATGAGTCCCAATACATAACACCAAAGATGCAATACGGCATTTATGCCCGGAAACAGGAAGCCTGCCACAAGGTAAAACAGCATCCATAACTGATAATACCGTTTACGTAATACCTCAAACGATATTGAACCAAACAGGGCGAAAACCAATCCGGACAATCCTACCGTTGGCGAATCCATTGTCGTGAAATATCCAAGGGTATCAACTGGAACTGTAACGGCAATCATATAGGCTGACAGCAATCTTCCTATCCCAATATCGTAAATGAAAATAATCGATAATAAACACCATGAATTGAGCAAGGCATGAAACATATTCGTATGGAAAAACGGATACAGCAAGCGTCCTGGCATATTACTTCCAGCGTAAATGCCGACAGTTTGCCAATCCCATTCTCCTGAAAATGACAAACACACAATCATGGCAGAAATCAGGAGAGCCGTAATCTTCTCAACTTTTCTTGCATCCATCGTTTTTTAGCCTTGCATATCATCATCTTGGCACTACCCGGCGTGAGGTAGAATTTCGGTGCGGGTTGAGCAATCACTTTAGCACACAGTTCAGAAATGGTAAGTTCCGGGTATTCTGATTTGAGAGCGACAACCCTTGTATGAATCTCCTCATACATTTCTTTCTTCAACGGCCACATACCGCTTAAATCGTTCTCACCCCTCATCATGGCGGAAACGACCAATGCTGCACGAATATCGCTGACCCAAAACCTCCGGGACGGCATGTTTACAATTACTTTATACACTTCAGGCATACGGATATAATCACACGATGAAATGTATTCATCGTATGCTCTCATCAAGTCGTTCATACGCTCCATAGAGTATTCCATAACTGCTCCTTTATGCTTCATTTTTCTTCCCGTTATAGTACCAAAGTTACCAATAGGAGCGTAAAAAGATAAACATGACATCCTGCTTTCCCTGCCTATTTTTGTCTTGTAGAATCTGACTATAAATTAAATTTTTGAATTATGCCTAATAATACGGAAGTTAAGAGCAATCGCGAGCGATACACAGAGCGATTGAAAGCAAAGTATCCGGACAGAGAATTTGCCGATGATGAAGCGTTATTCGGTCAAATCAATGACGATTACGATGGTTACGACAAGGAATTGTCCGGTTACAAGGAACGTGAAAAAGCACTGTCCGACCTGTTTGCAAGCAACCCGCAAAGTGCCGCTTTCCTTACTGACTGGAGAAAAGGCGAAGACCCTATCATCGGTATGGTGCGCAAATTCGGGGATGATTTCAAGGCCGCACTTGAAGACCCCGAAAAGCAGGAGGCACTTGCAGCCGCCAACAAGGAATTTGCGGAACGAATCGCCCAAGAGAAAGAGTACGAGGGAGAGTATCAGAAGAACCTCGACGAAACCCTGACCACCCTTGAAACCATGCAACAGGAAGAAGGACTGCCGGATGAGGACATCGACAGCGCAATGGATTTCCTTGTAGGCATTGTACGTGACGGAATCATGGGTAAGTTTACACGTGAAAGTATAGAAATGGCCATAAAAGCAATCAGGCACGACAGCGATGTGGAAGCTGCCGGACACGAGGGTGAAGTAAAGGGGCGCAACAGCAAGATTGAAGAAAAACTACGCAAAGCAGGCAAAAATGACGGTACAGCCGACCTTGCCGGTAAAAACGGTGGCGGCAGTGGCGGTTCACGGCAGATGCCTGACCTCGGTGCAATCGGGCGTTATGATGGTACACAGAACATTTGGGAGCGTGGCGGTGAAAAACGCAAGGCGATAAACAGATAAATATAAACCAATTACATTTTTAACTTTTAAAATTTCGAGCAATGAAGAAAACAATGAGTTTCTTTTGTCGCATTACGCTGATGATATTGGCGTTTGTGACGGGTGCATCAAGCGGTGTCATGATGGCAGAAGCATCGAACCTGCCTGATGCGGGTAAAACAACAGCCGGTGCGGACGGTACGGGTGGAACAGACGGTATTTCCACTGAAACAGGAGGGCGTGAAACCGGCGACCCAAATTTCTATTTGAGTGATGTGGACAAACGCATCGTGAAAATCCGTCCGATGGCTACTCCAATTGACCAAATCAGCCGTTATGCAAAATCAAGCTCCACCAATTCATTTGAAGTGAAGTATTACAGCGTGGGTACACGTGAAATCAAATGCAGTACCAACAAAAAGCTGGAAGCTATGCTCAGCGGTGCGAGCGTGTCGTTGCCGGTAGATGATTTGAATATGTTCACGTTGGATGATACCATTAGGGTAGTCGGTGTCAGCGCCATCACCAAACCGGACGGAACGAAATATACGGAAGATGACAGCAACGTTCCGGACCTCGTGCTTTGTGTGTGCGGAAAGGACAGCTCAACAAATCTTCCTACAGTGTATGCCGTAAATGGCAAAATGGATGATTCAAGCAAACAGCCGATTCTTGTTCCGGAAATTCCACAAGGAACAACGCTTGTACGCATGGGAAAAGCATGTGGGGAATTGGATGTTCAGACAGGACGATTCAATAATATCCCTATGCCTGAAACCCAGTATTGTCAGAACTTCATGATTCAGGTAGAGCAATCAACTTTTGACAAGATTGCCGCCAAAGAAGTGAACTGGAATTTCTCAGACATTGAAGAAGACGGTGTATATGATATGCGCCTCGCAATGGAAAATACTTATCTGTTCGGTGTGAAGCAGGTTATCAAGCACATTGCAAAGGACGGCATGAACACTTGGTTTACAGGTGGTATCTGGTGGATGGCCGGAAAGGACATCGAGGTGGGCGAATGGGATACTGACAAGAAATGCGCCATAATTACCGATGAAAACCTTGTGGATATTACCAAAGACCTTTTTGTTGGTACCGGCATCGGTAACAAGCGTAAGATTTTATTCTGTGGAAGTGATATGCTCTCTGCATTCTCCAAGATAAAGAGCGAAAAATTCCGCTTGAAAGATACCGTGGAGGTATGGAACTTGAAATTCAAATCTTGGGATACTGATTTCGGAGAAGTATTAACCATACATCATGAACTGTTCGATGTAAACGGAATGAGTGATTGCGGCTTTGCAATGGATCCGGAATATCTTTCCAAAAAAACACATGTGTCTTGGGCACGTAACGTACTCGACTTGCAAAAGGCCGGTATCCGCCGTACCGATGCGGTAGTTATCCAAGAGGTGAGCTGCCTGTATCTGCGCTATGCAAAGGCACATGCACGTATGAGACTGGCTAAAGCACCCGCCCAAGATTTAAATGCGGCATAATAAAGAGTTCATAAAGAATTATTAATTACCGGGGATGGGATAAGGTGTCCCGTCCCCTTTTTACTTTTAAGAATATGATTACGAAAACCTACAAGGCGAATACCAATATCAGTATTAATGTGGTACTTCCGAGCAAGAAGAACCTGCATATCGCATTCGTTCCATTGTCAAACGGAAGCAGTGTATTCACTACCGACAACGAGGACATACAGAAGTCTGTAGAGAACCATTACAAGTTTGGCAAACTGTTCAAACTTCATTCTGTGCACGGGCAATCCGAGACAGTAGAAACAGCCGGAAAAGCGTCTAAAAACGGTTCATCTGAAAAACTTCATGCCGAAAGTACGCACAATGGTGAAGACACGCCTGCCAACGAAACCGGCAGACAGGACGAAATGCCGCAAGAAGACGCAGGGGATAACAATACGACATCTCGCAAAGTCAAAGTAAGCGACATTGCAAGTGCAAAAGATTACCTTGCAGACACTTTCGGTATCAGCCGCACTTCCATGCGCTCGACCAAGGCAATCATGGAGCAGGCAGCAGCAAACGGAATTGAGTTTGAAGGTCTGGAATAAAGATAAGGGCTTATGGCTGTATATCAGAAGAACAAAATACAGGAGGATGTACGCACCGCCCTGGACCAAAACATGAACAGCGATACGTTGAAGATTATAGGCGATGTGGACACTCTTGCACTTGACGACATCATTGCATCAAAGATTTTGGAAGCAGTAAAGCGTGTGCACAGCTCTGCACCGTCCTATTTGCTTGACGGCGGACACAACTTCGGTGATGCCATATATTGGAAAGAGCATGAAAGCGGATGGATATTACTGCCGGAAGATTTCATGCGTTTTGTCGTTTTCCAAATGAACGATTGGGAGCGTGCGGTATTTAATCCCATAAACACCGATGACCCTGAATATGAAAAACAGTCTTCCCGATTTAAAGGCATAAGGGGAACATGTCAACGGCCTGTATGCGCCATATCCATACGGCCAGAAGGAAGAGTGATGGAATTTTATTCTTGCAAAACGACAGAAGCGAAAGTGAGCCGTGCTGTATATCTGCCTTACCCGAAAATAGACAAATATGGCGCGGTAGAAATCTGTGAGAAATGTTATGATGCTGTGATATATACCATAGCTGCATTAGTATTAACGACATTCGGCGATACGGAAAAAAGTGCCGCATTGAACGAATTGGCTAAATCTGTATTAATATGAGTTACGAATCAAAACATATAGACGGTGATGTCTCCGTTGGTCGCAATACAGCGATAGGTGGTGACGCGACCGTTCAGGGAAAGACCCACTTGAAAGGAAACGTAATGGTGGACGGCTGGCTTGAGGCAAAAAATATCAAGGGAGTGAGCAAAGGACTGTTCACGACCATCGAAAAACTGAAAGCGGCTTATCCTTTACCACATGACGGATGGTGGGCACTTGTGGGTGTTTCCTTACCAGCTCCCATATATGTGGGCGATGGCGGAGAATGGGTCCCGACCGGACAGAGTGGAGGCAACCCGACCATAGACAGCGGTCAGTATAACGAAGCCGTAGAAAAACTGCAAGAGGATATTACCAAACTGCAGGACGACATTACGGATATAGAAGCCCGCAACAAAGCGCAAGACACCAACCTCACCACGCTTGGTGATAGTGTCAACTCGTTGCAAGACCAAGTAAACACGACCAAGGATACCGCAAACAAGGCAAACAACAAGGCGAATGAAGTTGGAAGCCAACTGAACTCTTTCAAAGAATCAAAAGGTGAAAACGGAGGAATCGCCCCTCTTGACGAACAAGGGAAAGTACCGAGCCGACATTTGCCCGGATACATTGATGACGTGGTAGATTTTTATGGCATTTCCGTAGGCATTACTGTAAAAAATGAATCCATAGACAAAAATTCCAACGATGAGGGTTGTAAAGTTGTATATGATAAGGAACATGGTTGCTTTGTGCTTGCATACGTTCCGACAATCGGAGAATCCGAGACTGCTACTTATTATAACAACTGGTTGGATGCAGATGTTTTCGGTACGGCAAGTACAAACGGGCGAATACCCTCTTCCGGCAAAGTCTTTCTATGTGAAGAAGATGGAAAAAGTTATCGTTGGAGCGGTAAACAACTGACTTCAATTGGCTCCGACCTTGCTCTCGGACATACAAGCTCTACTGCATTCCCCGGTGATGAAGGTGCGAAGTTACAGGAAGATATGAAGCAGGTCGAAGAAAACAAGAAGGCAATACTTTCACTCAATAAACAAGTCGTATCGCGTAGCGTTGTGAATGTCAACCATCTGTTTGACCTTTCAGATAGGGAGATAACATTTTCCGTAGCACTTGACAGGTGTGCGACTTCTGAATATGCTTCTGCTTTGCAGATTCCGGGTGTTGTCTTGATATTCCTTACAGAAGCCGGATGGGTTTCAAAACAATGGACAAATACCTCTGATTGGAGTAAAGAAAGCAACTGGACGGATTTCGGGACTTCCGGTGGTGGAAACGTAGGCAACACCATCAACGTGAACGACCTTTGCGGAGATGGAGAATATACTTTGGGAACAGCCATAAAAGCTGTTGTTGACCTTGAGAAAGAAAGCGGGTTCTCTTATTTGAAAAGCGGTATCGTCCTTACATTCAAGACTGCGGAAAGTGATAAAAATGGCGCACCTGTATGGCTTGCCTATCAGTTCACACGCGATAAGAGTGACATCAGCCCTGATGATCTGAAACCGTGGGTAGCATTCGGCAGTGGCGGAAGCAAGGTGGAAACATCCGACAAACCGGCAGAGGGAGGAAAAGATGCCCTTTCCACAGGCGGGGCATACATAATGCAGGAGAAAGCTATCGGCGGATTTGATGAAGAAAGTGATGAAGACTACATTTACTACAAAGCCACCAATCTGAATGGCGGACAGATAGAGGATATTGTGCTTAAAATACCCAAAAATGGAGGTGGTGGCGGCTCCAGTGAGGATAGTACATTGTCTATCTACTTCGAGGAAGCCGCTCCTATTATGGCATTCGGCTCAGAGATAAAAATCAATGTAGCTTTGCGTAGTGTCAGCTATCCTGATGGTAACGAGGTGCTTGGTGTCATTCGTAACATCACTATTATTGATGCAAGCACCGGACTGACATTATCCAGTGAGGATATGAACACTGTAGGCTCTGCAAGTGCGACCGATTACAAGTTTGAACTTGACTTCACAAGTTATTTCAGCAGTGCCGCCAGCAAAAGCTTCTTTGTGCAAGCTACAGATTCGGATGGAAATACCAAGAAAAAAGCCATTACCATTATGGCTGTGGATATTACCGTAGAACAACCCATGGCTTTGAATTACACAAGTGATACTATCCTTGTTGCAGGTGGTCCGGCAAAAAATATCGGACAATTCTATAAATTCCCTAATAACACTTCATCCATTCTTGCAGTAGTGGAGATGTTCTATAATGGAGAATGGAAGAAACTTGGTGAAGCAACGGTAAGCGACAGTTATACCAAAGGCATCTCTGTCAATCCAACAAATGTATTCGGTGGCGGAGAAAGACTTTCGCATGGCGCATATCCTGTACGAATATACGGTACGGAGAAGAAATCCGGAGTAAAGGGAAACACCATCTATTCCGCTATCATGTGTGTGGACGAAAACAGTAATACTCCCATCGTCGCCATCAGGTTCAATGACAAGAACAACGGCACGTTACGTTTATATGACAACCTTACCGTAGAGGTGGCTGCGTATACTCCCGGCAAGACTGAAACGCATGTAGATGTTTTCTACAGCGAGGAGAAAGTTACAGCTGTGGAAGCTATGATTGCCGAAACGGTTACAGTGAACAAGCAGATAAGCGGATATAGTACGGACGGAAGCCAAAGTATTACCGTACATGCCGAAAGTGGCGGTGTATCCACCAATGAAATCAAGGTTACGATAAAAGGGAGTGCCATTGATATAGCGATCAAGGACGGTGCTTTGTTCGGATATGATTTTTCTACACGTAGCAACAGTGAGAGCGATCATACTATCACACATAACGGAGTGACAATGGATGTACGAGGTGCAAACTGGTCAAGCAACGGATTTGTAGACTTTCTTAAGGAGCGTTCTTTGCGTATTGCAGAAAATGTAACAGCTGAAATATTGGATTACCATCCTTTTGGAAACGCATCAGTGGAAACTACGAGCGGATGTGCCATCCAATTTGCCTTTGCCACCAAAAATATCAAGGAAGCTGATTCAAAGCTGATAGAATGCTATGACCCTGATAGCGGAGCCGGTTTCTATGTCTGTGGAAATAAAGCTGCGATATACTGCAAGACCGGACAACCGGCTTTGGTGGAACGCTCATTCCGACAAGGTGAAAAAATTACCATGGCCGTAGTTGTAGAACCATCTACCATTTATGTATCACGTGGGGGAAGCAATTATTCCTGTATCAAACTGTATTTGAATGGTGAAGAGGTCGGCTGTATAGGATATATCAGTAATAGCGGTGCTATCCTTAATTCAAAAACCATAACATTTGACGGAACGGAAGGAGACTTGTATTTGTATTATGTACTTGCCTACAACAGTCATTATGAATGGGCGCAAGCTTTTAGAAACTATTTGTGCAAGTTGACTGATACTTCAGCAATGATACAGGAGTATGAAGCGGAGAATGTGCTTGATACACAGAATCGTCCGACAATAGAAGCCCTTTCCGCAAAAGGCATACCTTATTATGTGGTCGTGTCAGACCAGCAAACTTTTGACACGTTTGACGGTGATATTGATACAAGCAAGAAGTTCAAATGTACGTTGTTCTATTATCATCCGACTATGCCGTGGAGAAGTTTTAAGGCTATCAATGTGCAATGGCGCAGGCAGGGAACCACTTCGGCAAAACGGCCTATCAAGAACGACCGTTTCTATCTTCAAAAGAATGATGGCTGGGAGGTAACTCCTATTTATCCGGATTATGACAGTGAAGATGCTCAAATATCATATAAACTGATGAGAATAGGTTATGTCCGTGTAGGCGAAGATTCTATTCCGGTAAAAATAATAACGGTGAAAGTGGATTATTCCGACAGCTCCAATGCCAACGACTGCGGTGTGTGCGGTTTGATGAACGCCACATTTCGTGCACTCGGAAGTAATTACCTGACTCCCGCACAGCGTTCATTTGATGGAACTTGGGCAAAGAGTGACATATCATTAAAGGGATTGGAAATGAATCACTCGACAGCCAATCATCCCATTGCCGCATTCCGTGCTACACAGGAAAGCTTGACAGACGCATGGTTTCATGCAAAAGGGAACTGGAAGGAGGATAAGGGAGAACAGGTTGCGCTTGGGTTTAAAGATACTCCCGGTTACAATAAAGGCTGCGTGAACTATGGAGATTTTGTGGAATATTTCGGACAAAAGGGCGAAAGCATCGACCAGATAGAAACACGTTTCAAGAATGATATTACCACCGATAAAGAAAAGCTTTATCTTCTTTCCCTATATTGCGGGCAGGACTACCGGTTTATGTCATACGAACGGGGAGAGTGGACGCGACAAGCCGGAGAGATGAAGCAGGAAAACGGCAAGTGGAAGATTACAGGCAAGGTCCTTAATCCGGTAAGCGGTTACGAATTGCTCACATATGATGGAATGAACTGGTGGCAAGGGGTTGGCAGCGTTGAAGACATGATGGAACCTACTACCGCAGAGTCCTCGTGGGTAACGAAACTCAAACTCGGACAGGAAACCTACCCGATGTGGACACGTTACTTCGAGTGCATGATTGACGATGACCAGTTACAGATAGACCTGGCCATGGGACGGAAAGTACCGTTCGACCTGTACCAAGTACTGAAATTCTGCGACAGTTGCGATTATGCCAAGGAAGAGCTCGCAGGGAAATGGCAGGAAATTTGGAAGACACAGATGTGGAAATACATCAATCCATACTCGTTGGTTTCCTATTATCTTTTCACCGATTATCTTGCCGCTGTCGACCAACAGGCGAAAAACATGCAACCGATGTTCTTCCTTGAAGACGGCTGTAGCGTCAAGGACGGTGTTTATAGCGGAGCAAACGGTATGGAAGCGCGAAGAATGTACCTTAATAAAGTTTATGACTGTGATACCTGCAACGGTAAGGATAATGACGGCGGGCAAACCATTGACCCGGAAGTTGACCCCGGTGATCTGACAAACAGTGCATACGCCGGAAGAGGAAGCGTGCTTTGGAATGATATACGTGGTCAGCAGACTATGGATGTAGACCAAAATGCCAATACAATTACATTGCCTGCAATAGCAGATACGATGCGTTCGCTTCCCGATACACTTGGAATCGGTGCCGGACCGTTTTCTCCCAAGGGAGCTGACTATTATTTTGTAAAACAGATAATGAAAAAATGGCCTAAGGTTGTTTCAAGTTATGACGGAGAACGGAAGTATATCAAATATACAGGATACAACGACCTCTATTTCTATGCATTGCAAGGACTGGGGCTGACATCTCTTCCCGCTTTTATAGAACAACGCTGGCGCATCCGTGACGGATACTACCGCTGTGGGGATTTCAAGGCGGAAAGCGGTTATATTGGTGGACGTATCGGTGCAAAAGAAGGTGCAGTCATCAGATTTAAAGCGGCCAAGAGTGGGTATTTCGGTATCGGTAACGATAGTGGAAACATTACACAGGGAATCTTTCTGAAGGCAGGGGAAAGCGGTACATTCACAGATTTCCAGCATGGGGAAAACATCATGCTGTACATATATCAGGCAGACCGCATGAGCATGATAGATTTAAGTGAAGTAAGTATTGACCCTCAATTCGGGAATACCCTTTCAAAAATGTCGTTGCTACAGGAACTGTATCTCGGTAGTGAAAATCATAAGGAATGGAAAATGTCGCCCGGAAACACCGGATTTCTTACCAATTTGGATTTAGGAGACATGCCGTTTCTCACTACATTGGATATTCGAAACACGGAAATTATAACCGTCAATTGCTCAAAGTGTCCACGAATGGAGAGTGTGCATGCCGATAATACTTCTTTGTCTGCAATAACGTTTGCTGAAACTTCTCCGATAAGTACGCTTGCCCTTCCCGGTACTATCACTGAACTTGTATTGAACAATCTGCCTAATCTGACTTATCCCGGCGGGCTTTCTCTTGGTGGTGTCAGTAAGGTTACAAAAATATTCGTGAATGAATGTCCGTATATTGATACGATGACTCTGTTGGAACAGGTGGTCAATGCAAGTGAATTGAAAACCGTCCGTATTCCCAACGTAAATGCTACGGCGAGTGTTGAAATGCTTCGTTCCATAAAAAACGGTGGGGCTATAGGATTGGATGCGAATGGTAATGCGTACGATGAAAAAGGACAGTGTAGCGGAATAACCGGACGATGGATATTGGTCGAACTGATAGAGCAGAACGAAATCGAAGAGCTTGTCCGGTATTTTCCCCAACTTGAACTTCATAATTCGCAGTTCTCTATTGTGAAAATCAGCGATACGGTAGACAATGATTCGTGTGAGAAGTATAGCAATCCCGAAAATAAGACGGGGGCGGATTATGGCAACACATATATTCCAAGCGGGCATACCCTTGCCATCAAGAAAGGATGCCATGCCTATAAATGCTCATTCAACACGAAGAAAAACCAGATGGAAGGCGTGCAGTTAAGCGATACGGATTTCAACTACCTGAAAAACGGCAGCAGCTTTGACATAACGGACACCGCCGGAGAGGGCTTTGATATATTCTGGCATGCTCCGCACCATTGGTACAAGGGAGTGAACGACTACAAGAACCAAGTAAAGTATTTTTTCCCTTCTATAACAGAGACCGAACCGCTCTCAACTGCATTGCATAGCAGAAAATCCCTGTTGTCGGAATTGCTATATATGGAAAATACCGGAGTGTATGCGATTGATGCCGTTGTCGGTGAAGTCATAGGCGAGGATGTCATAACCACCGCATCCAATACGAACAGCTACAAGATGGATGTGAGAGGAATGAAGCAGGTAAGATGGCCCGGTCTGAACCATGCCCGGCTTGGAGGCGTGTTCACTGACGAAAACAACCGTGTGCTCAGTACGTTCATCATGTCTGTAAGCCATACCTATTTTGACTTCAACATCGGTGATTATGTGTTCTGTGACATACCTAACGGTGCAAAATGGTTTTATTTCACTTCTTTCCGTGACATTGGCGACATAGAGTGCCTTGTTGTAGACAGCAGCAGTATTGAAGCCATAGAACCTGAATGGACCGAACACACGGTTGGCGACAACGACAGTCTGGTCGGTGTATATCCTATTACCGTTGACGGTTTGAAGATGCCACGCAGCCTTTCCGGTGATATACGTTCGAAGAAAGGCAACGGGACGTCCGTTACATCTAACGAATGGAAATACGACAGTGAGGGTAATCCTATTGAGATGCCTATCGGCGGTTTGAATTACACGGCAAAGGATTTCCAAAACATCTGCCGCTTACGTGGAGTTGGCTATCAGTTGCAGGATTACGAACAGCATAAAGAGATTAGCAATCTATGGTGGGCTTTGAGCGGAACAACCAACGAACAGTCGGTTGTGGGCAATGGCGGACATGACAGCATTCTGAATAAACTGGATTCCATCGGCATGGCTGACAGCAATAATACCGGCAATACGCTCAACTCCATACTTGGATTGAAGCATTATGTGGGTTGTGATTCAGAATGGATGGACTATATCGCTTTTAATGTGCCGAGCTATGAAGCGTTCTACAAGGCAAAATGCACGGAGAACGACAGTTCATATCCAATAGATTATACAGCGCATATTTATGACCCCGTAAACAAAACCGAACGGACTGTTAAAACAGTTGACGCTTCCAATGGAAATTGTGTCGTGCGCATAGTACATGGTGCCAAGTGCGATGTATTGCCCAGCAGAGTACACAAGGGAGATACAAGTATGTATGTAACACATTATGCAGCAGGATTTTGGATAAGTGGAAGCCGAGGCCGTTTTGTTTTGCGGTCCGGCTACCTCTCGAATGCGTACAGCGGTCTCGCTTATGCGCTCGCGAACTACGCTTCATCGTACTCGAACACGAACTACGGGGCGCGTCTGGCCTTCCGCGGAAAATTCGTTATAATTGAATAGAGCGGACCTCGCGATTTCGAAAAAAGCGTTGGAGGGAGAGCCGTAGGCTGCTCCCTCTTTCTTTTTCTCGCGTAAGCGAGTCGATTTTTGAAACTAATTTTTATGTGGTTGTATTTTTGTCTGTAAAACGTTCCATATATAGAACATTTTCACTATATTTGCATTGTGAATGATATAAGATATGGAATTGAAAACGAGATTCAAAGTAATAATGTCGAGTGAAGCCGATGCATTTCTTGACACTCTGCGCCAAGACGTTAAGGATAAAATTATCTATAATGTAGATAAGGTAGCCAATGGTTATATGGACAAAGATTTATTCAAGAAATTAGATGATACTGACATTTGGGAGTTTCGCACCCTGTATAAAGGTATTCAATATCGTCTGTTGGCTTTTTGGGACACCGACGCGGAAACGTTGGTCATTGCCACGCATGGATTTGTGAAGAAAACACAAAAGACCCCACGCAAAGAGATAAACAAGGCGGAAGCCGTCAGAATATTATATTTCAACTCAAAAAAATAAGTATATGGAAGCAATTAAATTTTATACCCTTGATGAAGTTAAGGATAAACATATAGGTGAGGTCGGTACACCGCACAGGGATAAGTATGAAGCTGAATTGCAATCATTTTTGATTGGGGAAGCCATAAAAAAAGCCCGTAAATCCCAAAACATGACCCAAGAGGAATTGGCACAAAAAATCGGTGTACAGCGTTCACAAGTATCCAAGATAGAAAGCGGACGTAATCTGACCCTTTCCACCATTGCGCGAGTGTTTAAGGCCATGGGTATGAAGGCGTCTTTGAGTATTTCCGGTTTAGGAAGCATAACTCTTTAAAAAAATAAAAGGCGGACAATCCCTCGCGCCGTTGTGTTTTGCGGTCCGGCAACAACTCGAATGCGAACAGCGGTCTCGCTTATGCGAACGCGAACAACGCTTCATCGAACTCGAACACGAACTACGGGGCGCGTCTGAAATTCTGTTGGTTAAATTAATCGGAGACCCTGCACAGGTACGAGATTACCACCGCCATTCTCCGAGGGATTCGAGCCTCGGCAACAGCATGATAATATATATTTATTAATGGAAAGCCGGAACATATCTTTAACCACATGTGGGGAGAGGTTGGACCACTCCCCACGAGACCGGAAGGCGGTCAGCGATATATACGATTTATTCCAACCGGCCGTAGCTGCAACTGCGGTCTGTTATCCGTTATATAATCTCATACCGGAGATTATATCCGATGAGAATTTGGAAAGGTCATTCAAGCGTGTCATGGCAAATCTGAGAAGTGCAGATACCCGAAGCGGAAATCGGCAAAGAGAGATAGCTGTAATAGATGGCATTGAATGTTCACCAAGAATGGCCCGTTATGTAAAAAACAAGCATAAGATACTTGATGCGCTGAAAGAACAGATAGGTAACGGCACATTCCGTATAAAGAACCTCAAGTCGTTTACTGTGGATGACGGACCGAAAGTAAGAATTGTGCAAGCCCCGTCAGTCATAGAGCGTATTGGAAGCAATGCGATTATGGAGCCGTTGGAAAAGCATCTTTCACCCCTATTGATAGAAACAACGGCTGCATCCATACAAGGACGCGGACCGCATGGTCTGTTCCATCAGGTGCAGGATACATTGGCAGAGAACCCCAATATACACTATTATTATCAAAGCGATTATAAAGGATATTATGACAGTATTGACCATGATATATTAATCTCCACAATCAGGCGATATGTCGGAGACCCTGTCTTATTGCCTATTCTTGAAAATTTTGTCAAAGCACTATATCCCAACGGGAAGCATGGCATAAGCAAAGGACTGCGTTCCTCACAATTCTTTGGAAACCTTTACCATAATGATATTGATCACCGGATGATTGATGAATATGGTGCAAAACATTACTTCCGTTTTTGTGATGACATCTTTATTCTCGGTGAGAGTAAACGTGATTTGTGGAAATTGCGGGACAAACTACACTATGAAGCAGCTCAAATAGGGCTGACAATAAAACCAAGCGAAAAAGTGGCTCCCATATCCTCCGGTATGGATGCCCTTGGCTTTGTCAACTACGGCGACTATACATTGCTACGAAAACGGACAAAAGTAAATGCAGCCCGAAAACTTTCCAAGATTAAATCACGGAAACGGAGACAGCAAATAATCGGTTCATTCAAGGGTATGGCCTGCCATGCAGATTGCAAACATTTATTTTATATACTTACCAAGAACAACATGAAGAAATTTTCCGAAATGGGTGTTACGTACACTCCAGCAGATGGAAAAAAACGCTTTCCCGGCAAGGTTATGCGTTTGAGCGACATCGTAAATATTCCAATTGAGATACATGATTTTGAAACAGGAATAGACACCAAAGAGGGGGAAGACCGTTATCTGGTATCGTTCCGCAATCCCAGGACTCAAGAATGGGGAAAGTTCTTTACTGCATCGGTTGAGATGAAAGGTATTCTTGACCAAATCAGCGATATTGAGGACGGCTTTCCATTTGAAACAGTTCTCAAATGTGAAATGTTTGACGGAGGCAAACGAAAATACAATTTTACCTGACGGGAAAAAGATAACATACTAATCCGCTCGGTATCCGCTACTTTTGTCGTAAATCAAAATTCATGCAATGGAAAAGATTTACGGCACAAAGAAGCGGCAGGATTGTCTTGTACGTACAGGACGCTCCAAGTGGATACTGTTTTATGGCTTCGGGAAAGATGATGAGAATAGTGAGAATGGCTGGGAGTACCGGCATACATTCGACCATAAACCCACACTTTCCGAAGTCAAGGAACTTGTTGTGTCCGCTATAAACACGGCTACGGAGGAAAAGATTATAAACGGCTTTGTCTGGAACGGGAAAGCAGTATATCTTTCACCCGAAAACCAATTAAACTTTTCCGCTATAGAACGTAGTGAAAAGATTCCTTATCCGCTTATTCTAAAAATCAATGAACAGGAAGATGGTACGCCCATCTATCATACTTTCGAGAATGCAGATGATTTTATTGCGTTCTCCCAAGCAGCGTGCGCCTATGTGATAAAGACTGTTCAGGAAGGGTGGAAAGAAAAGGATGAAGTGGATTGGACGGTATTTAATTTAAAAAGTAATAACGATGAAAAAGTTGATTGAATGGCTCGGAATGAGTAACAGGTGGAAACACCTCATAGGAGGACTGATTATCGGCATTTTTGCATTTGGTTGGTTTACCGCAATGTATGCCGGAGTTTTGACAGCAGGTGCTTTGGAATATAAAGACAAGGTGCATGGCGGTAGATGGGATTGGATTGACTTTGGTCTTACAGTAGCCGGAGCAATGATAGGACAACTAATAGAAGGAACTTTAATATGGAACAACTAAGCACGATTATCCAAGTTGTCGGTTCGCTCATCACATTAGTTATATTGCCCTTGTTATTGCTTAGAAGCAAAAAGAAAAAGGCAGATGCCGAGGCTGAAAAAACCGAAGCAGATAACATCACAGCTTATGCTGCTGAATGGAAAGAATTGTACGAGAAGAAGGAAAAGCGAGTTGTCGAACTGGACGCCAAAATTGACCACCTTTACGCCGAGATAACCAAGTATCGTGACGCTATCCGCGAGCTAAGCGAAAAGAACAGCGAGCTTGCCGTTCAGATTCAAGCACTGGAATTCCGGAAATGCAATAAACATGGTTGTGCAGACCGCGTCCCACCAAGTGAATATTAACCAAATAAATAAGTATGAAGATATTGATTGATAACGGGCATGGTGAAAACACTCCCGGAAAACGTAGTCCTGACGGTTCGTTGCGTGAATATGCTTATGCACGTGAAATTGCAAATAGAATAGCACATGAACTTTCCGCAAGAGGTTATGATGCCGAACGCATTGTTCGGGAAACAGTAGATGTTCCACTATCAGAACGTGCAAGGCGTGTAAACGAAGTTTGCGGACGATATGGAACGGCCAATGTAGTTCTTGTTTCTATCCACTGCAATGCTGCCGGAAACGGTGCAGAATGGATGAACGCAAGAGGATGGAGCGCTTATACATCGAAAGGCAAGACAAAGGCTGATAAACTGGCAACTTTCTTGTATGAAGAAGCTGAAAAAAACTTTATCAGTCAAAGAATACGCAAAGATAATTCTGACGACGATCCTGACTGGGAAGAAAACTTCTATATTTTGAGTAAGACAAAATGCCCGGCTGTACTTACGGAAAACTTTTTTCAGGATAACAAGGATGATGTCCTGTACCTTTGTTCCGAAGAAGGCAAACAAGCTATTGTTAAAACCCATGTAGAGGCAATAACCAGATATATTCAGAAGTATGGTAAAATGGTTTAAAGATATTGTAGCAATATTGTTTGTGGTATTATTTTTCACATCACTGTTTTTTAATGTGCGTTTTTGCATATCGAATAAAAAGTTACCTATAAATGATACCACAAGAATAACTGTTTTCGATACCATACCCTATTACAAGCCTGTACCCAAGGATAGTACCGTTATTAAATACATCACGCAGATTCTTCCTACTGCAAAACCGGATAGTACGAAACAGACTCCGGACGTAGCAGATACGACTAAACCTCCAAATAAAGACAAAGACAGTGTTGAGGTTGAAATCCCCATTACGCAGAAGATGTATGAAACAGACACATATCGGGCTTATGTAAGTGGCTTTCATCCACAACTTGACAGCCTGATACTTTTTGCCGGGCGTGATATAATGACCGTAACAGGTAATTATCCCAAACCCAAGAAGAAAAAGTTCAGTATCAGTCTACAGGTAGGATATGGAATAACACTGAGAGAAACGCCGCAATTTTCTCCATGTCTTAGTGTAGGTTTATCGTATAATTTGTTTGATTTCTGATTATGATAGATATTATATTAACGGTCAATAAGGAAAAAGTATATGAAGAGGTAGCAAAGACCACATCGTACACCGGTGCGAAAATGGATGATGAGCTTGCCTACGATCGTATATTTACGACGGATGAGGATAAAAGCATGCTTGAACGTTTTTGGTGCGAGAGTAAGAATACCATATGCAACAGTTTAAAGAAAATGCTTCTTGACGAAACGGAAGCTGACAGTGAATACAGGCTTTCGTTGGGGCTGTCGAATTCATTCGATGAAGCTCTAAAAGAAAGTATGCAGCGTAGCTTGTTTTCATTCTTCGTGATGAATGTCACTGCAAAGTGGTACACGTTTACCAATAAGGAAGAAGCTGCCGGATATGCAACGGAAGCTGCTACCTATATGGAGGATATAATGCGTAAGGCATTTTTCAAAAGAAAGCCCATGCGCCCGACATACGAATAATCATTAATTCAAAATATTATGGCAGAAAATAAGAAAACATTAACCGTGACACAACAGGTCAAAGAACTTGTCTATGATATTCAGAACAAAGCGTATTTGACGGGACAGGCACGAGAAGCGGCCGGCAAGAGCTATCAAGTCGCATCCAATATGCAAGCAAGTGATGACGATGAAAACAGCTATCAGATACGTCGTTCGTTGGCCAATGCCTTTTCCTCTTTAAAAAGTCTGCTTGGAGAGTATCTCAATGAGGATAATACAACAAGCGATAACCTGATGGATGAAGAGATAGATAATAACGGTAAACTTTCATTGGAGTTTTTGCTTCCGTCTAACTATAACAACGCTTCGGCGGACGCACTGGGAAATGGCATACATTCATATCTTGTAGATATGGCACTTGGAGAGTGGTTTGCCATAACCAGTCCGGAAGATGCCAATGCGTATATACAACACTCCGGGGTGAGTCTTGAAAACGTGAAGCGTGCACTCTACAAACGCAGCCGTCCGGAAAGACCGACTTATGATTAATTGATGTTCAAGCCTATGGTATATTGTCAAAACAGCCAGTCTAAAACAAAAGCGGTAACACTTGTGTTTAAAAGGGAAGAACTGCTTTACGATGCGGAGAATTATTCTTTTGTAGAGGGCGACATTATGCAAGCGGAAGATGAACACGCCAGACATCAAGTATTCGACATCGGTCAGGACGGTAATGTGGACAGAGTTACGAGAATACTTAACCTCGTACATTCTGAATGCGTGGAAATGTTGTTTCCTTATACGAAAGAAGAAATTTCCGATAAGCAGGAACCCCTTGATAATGTTATGACCGTGCCGGAAGAATACCTCATAACCCTTGTTTTGCCTGTGGAATTTTCATTGTCTACCGTGAAGTTGCTGAAACATCTGATACACGAATATATGGTCTGCAAGGTCCTTGCCGACTGGATGAGCATAACAAATCCAGGCAGCCAAGCCAACTGGGAAGATAAAGCCCGAAATATCCGAATCAAGATACAGACTTCCCTTGTTTCACGAAAAGGCAAGATAAGACGAAAACTAAAACCGTTTTAAGAATAGACAAGAGCCGGGGTGCATCACGCATACCGGCTCTTTCTCCTTATAAACAATCTGATAACCTTAAAAATAACTGACCTATATGTTTCATTTATCGTAGTCTGTTGAGCATACGGGGATTGAACTGGACACTAAATCCTAACAGGCTTTCGGATTTGTCAAGTGTACAAATGAGTGCAATTCTAAATGCTTTGTACGGTGTTCCTCTGAAACCACGCATATATTTGTCTGTACTGCTCCATACAGTATGCCAATTAAACAAATCATTCGAACCGTACAGTACTTGTACTACATGTCCCGACTTAAAATATCCACGTTGAATGATGGTATCTATCGTCTTGAACACATCTGGCTCATCCATTTTGAAAGGGCGGGTAACCACTAATGCCGTTATGTTTTCAGCAGATGATGTAGAAAAATCCACAAGTCTGTTTCCGTCAGCCATTGCTAATGCTTCCGGATACGAATTGACATTGTTCACTATGTCTGACAGCATCATTCCCCAAAGCTTTGACTTCAACGAAAACACATAAGCATAGCGTACAGCCGGGTTATACACAATGATATGCTGATTGGTATAATCATATATCATCCGGCAAGCGGCAAGAAAATCAAAAAACGGAATCATAGCAATATCGTCAAGAGCCGTTCGTTCATTTTCGCTTGCTTTTCCATTATAAACTGATAGAAGTTTATCCGATCTTGGCAAATCAGAAATAGAAAACAAATCTTCCGCATTTAAACTTTCTGATATGCACTGCACAGTAGAACCACTTATCAGCATAATACCTCTATTGGTGGCAAACAGCACTGCATTATCAATTTGTGTGATACTGTTCGTATTTATACAAACCTCCCGTGTTACAGGTTGCCGTGCTGAGTATGATCCCGTATTTGATACTTCTAAGGCCCATACACCTTCTGATGTAAAAGCATAAAGTGGAAACTGACCGAACTGTCCCTCTGATAAAGCTTTTACAGCTGAAGATATACCAAGAATAGTGCCAGTACCTATTGTATTGATACCGAGAACCGGAAAGTGAAATGGATTATTGATTTCCGATGTGTATATTTTGTTCGGTAAATCAATTATTCGCTGTTCACGGGGACTTGCTGTAGGATAATCACTAAGTCCTGTCGGAGGATTTTCCCAACCGGCAAAATAAAAAGCTCCGTTAAGGAATTTGTGCTGTTCAAGTGGCACTTCATAATATTGTGGTAATCCATAATGCGTCACAATAACTGCTTTGTATGCGTTTATATTAGGGTAGAACAAAAACAGCAATGGCGGATCCAATATTGACGCTTGATAAGATTCTCCATTGACCACTATGTCCCGACCATCCTGCTTGATATAGAAGTATACAGAAACAGGCATTGTTCCATCAAAATAAGTAGGGGACATTCCATCAAAATTAGCAACATATCCGTTGGTATATGTAATCATCGCTCCTGTGTTATACAAGTTATATAATTCTTTTTGAATGTTTGCGATGTTAAGTCTTGAATTATAAACAAACGAATAATGTGGAAGCAATTTATCATGACTGTCATAATCATCTGTCATAACTTCTCGTGTTACCAATGACTGTAGATAATCTTCTTCGATTACCAGTTTTGTACGTGTAGTGGAAAGTTGTTCAATACGGAGACTTTCAAGCAGGTAGAATTGCGATGTTGAACGAATATCCTCTTTTACATCATCAATACTTCTACGAGGAATCATCAAACGTCCACTTGGATAAGTCAGTCCGTTGGGGTCAAATGTAAAGGCATATAGTTTATTGAATGTATGATGTTGATAACGAATTGGAAATTTGGAGGTAGAAGCTGCTTGATTTATATGTTTGCATACACAATAAGAATTATAGTTTTCCGATTGTGCAAATCTTGTACATTTTCCGTTTTGGTCATAAGTATAAATAGGTTTTGAAACAAACACATCAACAGATCGAACTATATCTTTCCAATTTTTAAGCATATCAAGGCGAGACTGAAGAACAACGGCACAATCAAGGTCGTGTATCATTCCACATATTCGAAGTTGCGCATCTGTATACTTTCCCTTTCCCGTCAGGTGTGTCCAAAAAACTTGCGGTGCAAGGTCTGATGAAGCAATCATCAGAATCGGAGCCGAGTGCATTGTCAATGTTCCATCGTATAGCCGATAGGCGTATCTTACAAAGAAAGGAAAAATGAATTTGCCCTTATTTGTAGACCTTTCAGCAATAAATTTATTGATATGGGCAAGTACTTGGTCTGTAATTCGCGTTTTATTGTTATCAGAGAATTCATTCCAAATGCTGCCTTCACTAATAGCATCAAATGATATTGAAAATTCATCTGTCCGAACCATTTCACCCTGCAACCCAAATGAAAGTGGGCATTCAGGTATTTTTGTACCAAGATATAAATATCCGTCATTATTTCCTTTCCATAGAAAATAATGCATACCGTCAGTTGACAAGATGAGAAGCGTATTGCCAATAGCTGTTACCTGATATACCTCGTTAAATGAACGAAGAAAAACAGGCTGATGTGCGTCAGAACCATTCCACCAACTGATAGAATTGTTGTTAAAGATGATATAGTGCTTGAAGTTAGCCGATTTATGAATATACATAACCGAATCACCACCTTTGAATTGTAATACTTCGGATGGCGGCAATATGGGTTTAAGTGCACCGTTTTCGGGAATAACACCTATCGATGTTGCCAAGTCCCCATCGGCGCACTCATAGTCCGATGGGTTGGCAGAATACCCGTTGTATTTTATTTCTTTAATCATATCTTTCTTACAAAAGGAGTTTGGTAATGATTGGTAGCAATGTGCCATGATATTGGCTTTCCTTAGGCTCTCCAACGCATAATCTCGCCTTGTCTGTTACACCCGACACATCAAGTATGGCGGAGCACAGCCTTTTAGATGAGGCTCTGAAATGTTTCCCTTGCCTATTGGATGGAAACACACATGCTTCATGCCGACCGCCGGTTGGTGAGCGGTATCTGACATAAAGATATAATTCTCCGTTCTCACTCATAATATCCAGGACATCACCTCGCGAGAGATGAAGTTGCTTGGCTATATGAGATGTAATGTCTATTCTTCCCGAAGAATAGAATACTATATCAGCCTTTCTTGTATTTCCTAATATACTTTCCATTGGGCTTTTCAATTTGATAATAGATGAGACCTTTGCTTGTATGATGTATAGACACAGACAGTTTGACTATACTATCACCGGGTAACCCATGCTCATAAAGCATAAGACCGACCGACGGGCACAGACTTTCAAAGCCTATGCACTTATACTTGTCATTATATTGAATATCGCATAGTTGAGTCGGTTGTCCGATATTTGGATTGACGGTGAAGCCGAAAGAATCTTGTCCGGCAATTCTGAAAACAAACACTTGGGCTGCATCGCCCTTTTTCGCCTTACCTTTGATATGGAGAAACAAGCGTTTGGATAGCGTGATTGAATTGTCGTTACCATCGGCAATCACATAGTAGTTACGTGACTGCCACCATGTTTTTAGTTTTTTGATAATCATAATACGAAAATAGAATGATTCACAGATTATTATGGTTTAACTTTTTACAGACGAATCGAAATATATCCGGCGTGAACGGAAAGAAACTGTTTCGACAAACCGGAATGACAGAGTTGTTTCGATTTCCAGTCGATGCCGGTTGGCGGCTTCTTTTGTTGCAAAAATGTAAGAACAGATTTCTTGCTTTGTTGTTCCTTTTGTTGCTACAATGTTGGCATAATATTTGCGCCCGAAAAGGAATGCCATGATTTCTTTTAATACAGTTGAGTTCATATTGTATGATTTAATCAGTGAATAAATTTGTCTGTCGGGGTTCTTTGGAAACGGAAGAAACTCCGGTAATACTATTTACACGTTCAATTTCTCCGTCAATTTCCGTTTCAAGTGCCTTGCATTTCCGCAAGTTTTGTTGGGTGCGACACTTGAAATAGTCTTTCTGTGCTTTGCGCATCAGAACTACCTTGGTAAAGAATGTTTTTGCATCCATATGATAAATACATTAAAATTCTTTATGGGTTGCTAATTGATAATCTTTCTTTTCTTCTTCTGATAGTTCGTTGTAGCAGCTTTCGCAAACAACAGGGTAACCGTGTTCTTCTTCAAAGTACACACCACAAAGTTGGCAACACCAACCGTCTATAATATCTTCTGCAATGCTCATGATTATTTCATTAATTCAAATTCATACGCCCAAACATAGGGATTGCTTTCCCAAGTGCCTTTACCGGAGACTTTATCTATGAGGGCGGCAAAGGCTTCACGTGGAGTATCAAATCCATTGTCTTTGTTTCCCTCAAATTCATAAAATATAGATGGCGGAAACTCATCATCACCCGAATCTTCATATATCCCTTCTTTCAAGCAATCTTCATCGCTAATGTCCTGTAAGCGTTCAACCTTACGATCTGTAAATTCAATATGGCGGGGCATTAGGTCGGCTTTCACAAACATTTTATTAGTCCAACCGGGATGTAATTTCAGTTCAGGCAATATAGAATCCAAGTATTCTAAGTAAGCTGCATTTTTCCCTTTTCTATGAAATCGGTCAACATCCATATAACTTTGCGCAATGGCAACAACTTCTCCAAGTTCATATTTCGGCAATATCTCGCCCATATCAAACTCTCTTTCATCAGCATCGTACATACAAGGCCAATCAACAATCTTTTTGTCAGAATGGCGTCTGTGTATATTGAATCCTGCGACCCATTCTCCCCTAAAAGTTCTTGGACATTTGATTATTCTTCTCGTCATAGTCTTCCGCCCTTCCAATACAGCTTGAGTTAAGCCAAATTTATCATTGAACATTATTTTCTTCATTGTAGTATTCTTTATTAAAGTGTCCGTTGGCAATCAGCCAATCAATAGCCAATACACAAGATTCGACAGGTGATGCGGTTTCAAAGGATTTCACATAGGGATAAGAGAGTAACCAAGCATCGCTTGTTTCGTGATGCAAGCCAAAAACATTCTCACTGGTTCCTATTCTGATTTCGGTCGGAAGTAACTCCAACAGCCTACACAAACTCCATGCAGGGACATCCTCACCCCACAATCTATCAAATACTTCTTCTCCGGCCATTGGCGATCCGTCAGGATGCTTGTGAAAAGGAAATGCAAGTTTGGCTATTCTTTGAGGAGTCCAAAACTTACCTCTCAATGTAGGCGGCTTGGTTTGTAACTCCCACTCTAAAGCTGGTACCTTACTCTTTGTATGATGATATACCATATCAGCCGTTTCCGGCTTTAGTCCCAAAGCGAGCAATCTTTTTGACTGCTCATGGGTAGTACATATTTGCGATTTAAATTCCATTGCTCTTATTTTTGTTATTAGTTAAAACTGATTGCCACATACCTATAGAACCGTATGTATCCGAAACAATAAGAGGGATTCTCTGTATTATCACCTATCTCAATTCGCACGTTATAGCCTTTCATCCGTAAAAAGCGTGCAGCTATTTCATAGGCGGTGTATCTTTTTCCATGAATATCCCAATAGCTGGATTTCCATACTGTTTGAGGAATACCTTTTTTCAGAATCTTCTTAAAGGCTTTGGCGGTTCGTATAACTTCTTTTTTATTCATATTTGTTCCGATTTTAATTTCTTGTTTATTTCTTTTTCAGCAGCTCTGGTCCCTTTCTTGAAACCCTCTACAAAGCTGTCAAAACAAGCTCTATGGATTTCTAAAGTGCATCTTTGCATAAGTGGACAAATCGAACATTTTTGGCTAAGCCCTGCGGACTTTTTAGCGAGTTTCGTTACATTTTTCATTGGTTTATCCTTTCATTCTGCCTAAAAAGGCAAGTTTAATCACATCATATTGAGTTCCTATCCATGCAAATTCCAACATGGCATTATCGTCTGCAATGTCATTAATTTGCATGATTGGGTAGTTACCTTGATTTGTGCTATAACAAACACACGAACTGTAAATAAAATCCTCAACCTCTTCTTGACTTCTTGGAACATTGAAATAACTGTCAAGGCTTCCGATTATATGCTCTTTCAAGTATTCGGAACTATATGCAGCAGCAATCTTATCTTGATTTCTAAGTGCATATCTCATAACTCATCTTTATCTCCTAATTCAGACAACGCTTGTTCAAACTCTTTGAGTTTCTTAATGGCGTAATCTCTACGATAAGTGATTATATCACGACTTGTATAATTTGTATAGAACCGGTCTATAAGGTTTTGAATAAAAAACCTTTCAGGCTCTTCGCAATGATTCAATAGAATTACATAATTCGTGTTTCGTGGGTGGAAACATAGGAATCTATAATAATTCACTTTGCCGCAAGAACATTCAATTAAGCGTTCATCAGTCTTTAATTTCCTAATGTCTTCAGTGTTCAATATAGGTTTCATGATTTAATCCTCCATATTAGGTAGTAAATCTTCGATGTATGCCCAACGGATAATTTCTGCTTTTTTGTAAAAGTTATCCCAATTCATCGAATCAGGGATTACGTTAAATCTACCATTTTTGCATTGAGCAAGATAATTTCTTTTCCTTTCCGGACATTCTTTTGCATCATGCCACACGCTATTGATGCGCCAGTTTGCACCCCATTCCGCAGCTTTAGTGTGTTCAATAAATCTATCCACAAACCCCGGATTGTTCGGGTCTGCTGCAAACTCATTTGCATAAAGATGTTCCTTTATTGCCTCCTTGATGTTTTTTTTCATTCTTCAACTCCTTTCGGTTTGTTTATCGGTTTCCAATGGGTTATCTTGTAGTCCTTGTAGTTGCAGGTTATTTGGTCTAAATAATCTTCCGTCCACCCGTATTTATTGTAATAAGCTGTCAAGTAATCTACTTTCCATTTGTTACTACAGCATAGATATTCTACCCTTAAAATGCAATATGTTCCAATTGGTGGCACGTCTTCCGTGTCCTCTTTGCATTCGTGCCATTCTTCATGCTCATTCCAACGCCTTGCGATCTCTTCACAAAGAATATTTGAGCTTTCCACATCACCCAAGTGGATTTCTGCTATTTGGTAATTCATACCGTCCTTTATACAAAGTTCCGCATCCAATTCATCCGCACCAAATAAGCGTTTGCCTCGTGCTGGTAGGCAAATAAGTTTCAATGTATCAGTATCTAATTCGCCTTTGGCGTATGCCCAATTCAGTTTTATTTTTGTCATAATCCAAAAATATTTTTGTAAAATTCAAAATTTCTGTTTTCTACCTTTGCATCTTCCGGATAATAAGTAGCGCGATGATACCATGCTTGATAGCATTTCGGGCAAAACCATTGATTTAGCACAGCTATGTAATAGCCTGTAGATGCAGTTTCGTTGCAGTAGTCACAAATTCCTATTGCACCATATTGTCCTAATTCCTCTACAAGTTCTTTCCTACTTATTTGGATTACCTTGAATCCTTTTTTATTGTCTTTTATATTTGCCATACCATTCCTTTTTTATTCACAAAGCCCATAGTAGCTCATACAACTTGTTGCCACATCATCGTCGAACAGAGAACCACCTGCACGTTTACTTTGTACATAACGAACAACATCGCTGATTAGAGGATATTCACCCTTATAATACTTAGATGAAATTTTATCAGGACCGAAAAAACTGCTGTTGAACTGTTGTTCGAGACCTGCAATGTAGCTTATCCTTTCTGGCTCTTGTACGCTGATATTGTAAATGTCTTGTTGTGAAGCCATCACGCAAGGAAAGCAACCAACACGTTTGTAGCCCATTCGGTAGAGAGGATTAGGCTGTATTCCATTTTCAAGTATATAGTCAATCACTTGTTGTGCCGACCAATCGAATACCGGACGCAATAGGTCATCAGCATATTTCTTTCGAAATGCCAATACATCTTTACGACGATAGGTGTGGTACTTGTCCTTACCATTCTTATCCTTACCGTATGGCTGCACATAATACTTGAAGTACGTACATTGCTTGGACATTTCGGCACGCTTGGCACTCTCGGCAGCACGTATTCCTTGTATAATCAGAACATCATCGTTTACTTCATCGAGTATGTAGTCAATCATCGGAATGGTTTTCAATTCAGATGTGCAGAATCTCCGTTGCGAGGATGGCCAGCGTGATTTCTTTTTTGTCAAATCTACCATACCGTTAAACTTCTTTGACTTGACGGTAATGAGATTTAAGCCAAGTTGTTCCTGTACTTCTTCGATATATTTATAGGTCAATGGGTGTTCCCAACCTGTATCACAAAATACTGTAATAAAATCTTTTGTTAGGTTATTACGCACCCAAAGAAGTGATGCAAGACTATCTTTGCCACCACTGAATGAAACTATTACTTTCATCCTTTACCTCCTTTCTTCAATTCTGCAATAAGAGCATCAGCACCGCTAATGCTCCACTGGGCTAACGTTTCGCTACTTGCATCCACACACTGATTATGTGAATTGGCTGAAAATCCTTTCATTATCTCTTTCGCAATCTCGTATCTGCGTTGTTCCCAGTCTATGGCTTTTTCAAATTCAAGTGCTGTTCCGGGCATTCTTCGACCGTCTTTCGTTATGAATGAACCGCATAAAACCTGCATAGTACCTGACGGTTCAACATCTATGACCTCGCCGGTAGCCTTTACTTTAGCTTTAAGTTTTTCAGCAGCTCTCATTTGTCTCGTGTGTTCTGCTACACAAGTTTTACACCTGTTAGGATATGATTTGCTGAACTCTGAAATATGCTTTGTTTGCCCGCACTCTGTGCATTTTTTATAGATTCCTGCCGCCACTTTGAAAAGGCAATACCGTCCAATCTGGTGGAAATCCCATCATCTCGGCTACAAACAGGGGATTGAGTTGGGAAGTTTTTCCACCGTTCTGCGAATGATGCTCTCCTAACATTACCGGCAGGTTGCACAGAGCATCCGTCCTCATTTTCCCATTTTTTCTTTTCAATGCTTGTGGGGAAACGGAGGGTTGATAGTCCCTCGCTGCTGGAGTAGGGAGCATCCCATTCACCGCCATTGCTGTCAAAGCTGTGCCCATTTGACTGTTCGGATTGTATTTCTTGCTGTACTTGTCCGCTTCCCGGGCATTGGGAGTAGGAAGCAACCGAACCATTCTCGCAAGTCCTACGCATCCGTTCTGTCCGTTCTGATTGATTCTCCTCGGAGTCCCGTTTCTGGTCGTAACAAATTGGTCGTTCTTTCCAATTATCGCTCCGGTTGTTGCATCGCTCGCCATCGGAGTGGGAAGAAGCCCGAACGCAGCCCCTGACGAAAGGTTGTTGAGTTTCGTACCCGTTCTGTCTTTCGTTCTCGCAGCAGCTTTCATGGGGTGTTCCACCACTTCCACGGCACGTGGTGTCGGAAGCAGTCCTACCGGATAGAATGTTGTCTTCCCATTTTCGTTGCATACCTTTAACCCCTGCGTCTGCACGGTGGGCAATAAAGAAGACACGGTCTCTTCTGTGCGGCGCTCCGACGGCACAAGCCGGAATAACAACCGGTTGGACGAAATATCCTTCACGTTCAAGGTCGTTACACACTGTTTCGACAACGTATTCCTGCCGATGCAATATTCTTTTTCGGTCAACCTCTCCGAACAGAGATTCTTCACGTCCCAACGCAGTTTCACTGCCGGGCTGTACCATCGAG